ACAATATTAGAATATCGTCTAATCATATCTAAATCATTATTATTAAAACATGATGTCAAAAAACCGATTCCCGCATCGTCACATATTGCCTTAGCAAGAGCGTGTCTTTCTTCCGTCATCTCCGATTTTATATAGTCCTCCCTACGCCCATCAGAGTCCCACGGACCAGGGGCTAGATTCTCTACCTTCCATGTTTGGAATTTGGCGTAATCAGCTCCGCTATCTTTCGCAGACTGAACCATCTCTCTAATTAAATCATAATTCCCTAAATGGTTCATACTCAATTCAGCAATTAACTTTATTTCAGACATTTAATTTTCCTATCTCGCTAATCCATAGATCAACAGCTTTATCCATATCTAAGTATTTCTGGTAATATTTATACGGATTCCAGTTCCCCCGTAAACACTTATCAATTCCCTCTGATAATTTCTTATCGGAAATACATAGACCTGTGTGTTTAGTAATATATTTTTCTCTCCAAAAATTAACATTTGATGTCACGACAACGGGAATATTACATGCAAGATATTCTGGAATTACTCTAGGGCAGGAATCATAATTAGAAGAACAGCATACGCCAACACGACATGAAGAAATCAAGGCTGGCAAATTTTTACGAAGATGCCAACCTGCCCAATGAATATGTTTATACTTCCGCATCAAATCTTTATTCGTATTACCAATAATCATTGTCTTTAAATTTATTTTACTTACAGATTGAATTAATAATTCATGTCGTTTAATAGATTGTTGAGTAGAATTAGCCGTAAAACAAACATCGTACTTTTTATTGCACTTAACAGGAGAGAATAAGGTTGCTGCCGGTTTAATAAATAACGACACATTTTTCTTTTGTTTTAAAATATAATCTCTTTGACTAGGAGAGTCAACAAAAAATAAATCATAATTATTATAAGTGTCGGGGTAAAACCTCTTACCAGCACCATAATATATTTTTTTAGCAGATTTAAATCTTTTAATAAATTTCAGATAATAAGGAAAACCTCCACGACAAACAATAATATCTGGCTTAAATGGTGGAGAGTATTTTTTAAGATTAACCCATTTTTCTGTAAAATTACCATCAATAAAAGTTATTTTGTTGCTTCCCTCATATAATATTTCTGCTTTAGCGTCTAATTTTTTAGCGACATAATAAAATAATTGAGTCCACATATCCTCGCACTGTTGAATAGTGTCATACTTCAATTTCTCGGGATGTTCATTAGGTGGGGGAACAGAGCCTCTTAGAAATACTATATTCACTTATTTCCCCCCGATATGTTTAATTAAATGCAGCATATTGTCTTTTCTCGACCCTATTTTAGTATTTAAAACCGATCTGAGATTCGCATTTAATTCGCTCCTTAATTGTTCATTACTTAACAATTCAGAGATATATGACTGAGCTACCTTTAAATTTCTTGCGGGATAAACTAATGCTGTTTTATTATGAATCGCAAAATCAGAGACTCCAGACATATAGTGATCTGTACAAACTAATGAACAACCACAAAGACCGGCTTCCATTGGGGGATTGTGCAATCCTTCAAGCTCGCTAGGCGAAAACCATATTTTAATTTTATTATACCACAGCCTCAATTCTTTTTCTGAAGCATCCACTATATTTTTATTCAGCATTCTAAATTTTTTGTGCATTGAGGTTGCTAAAATTTCTGCATCACAATGTCTTTTCGTCACATGTCTTTTGCTATATAATGCTCCAACATCTTTAGTCCGCGAAATGTCCATCATATTAAATTTGTCGAAATCAAGACCTGGATATATTAATCTAGACGGTATCCCATGTTTTAAAAAATAATCTTTTAACCATTCAGAATTGACAATACAATTTATCTTTTTGTACATGCCAAATAACTCTTTTTCAGGAGCTACCCATCTCTCTAATCCACGAATATAGCAGTACTTTTTAGCGGCTGGAGCTTTTATTGTCGATTTTATACTTTTAAAGCCAGTTGCGATAGAGACATCACAGTGCGGATGCGTATTACCATATAATATTTTTGATTTAATCTTACTCCATGTGAATTTATTTGGCTGGTTTGTAAATAGAACAACATCCTGTCCAAGAGTAGACAACGTATCTGCACACTTTATAAGTGTTCGGCTTCCTCCGTTATTGCCCAATCCGACATTTAATAAATTAAATACTATTTTCATTTTATTTGGTTTAAAAAATTATCTATATATCTTTTATATGTTATGTAAGCTCCATTTTTACATACTGCGTGAGATATTTTTGGACAAGTAGATCTACTTCTTACATGATCAGTTTTCTTCCAAAGGACGAGTCCTGTCATATTTAAAGCACCAGAGACATGGTACAGTCCCGTATCGTTAGATATAAAGTAGTCACACTGGCCAAGTAAACTAACAGAGTCTTTTAAAGATAATGCTCCCATATAATTCAGACATCCATGCAGTTTGTTTCTGCTCCAATAAATTTTAAGATCTCGCTTCGAGCCTAATATGACTGGAATATGGTTTTTAGAAAGAATAGAGTTTATAATATATTGTCTAGTTTTACTCCCTAAGTCTTTCGCAGCCTTGTAAATATCGCCCAAACAACCGTGAAAAACTGCTATATATTTTTTCCCTTTTATTTTATCTAATTTTTTAGTGACATCATAATCGACATATGTATTCTCCATTTTTTTTATATCACGGTTAGCGACTACTCGGAACAAAGATTCGCTATCAGACTCCCTAGTTCTTCTATATTTCTTGCCTGTGGAGGTTGTAGCAAAAGCTTTAGTTTTAGGAGCGATATCTAATATATTTATAAAGGGACATTTTCGATATAGTGTCTCTATCTTTTTGTCAGAAAAATAAACATTGACAGGCTTTTTGGAGCCCAAGTATCTCAAGGCTGGCGTAGCCATTACAAAATTACCTAACCCGAAACCCTCTTCCTGTTTAAACCATTTAATTTCTTTACTCATGTTAGAATATCTTTATTTGCGTTTTATTTTAAGCTTCATTTTAGATCTGGGTATCGGTTTAATGACTGGTTTTGCTTTAATCCTAGGTTTAGCCTTAGATCTTTCTCTGGTTTGTATTTTAGGTCTTGGTTTCGAAGATGACTTATTATTCGGTTTGTTCTTCTTCCAGTTTATAAATGTGAAAGCCCCCTGGCCGCCAGGTCTATGCCATCCATTTTTTGCCATCCAATCTCGACCTGTATCTATAACCATAACAGCACGCGTTAGTGGCGGATGTTGAAGCCCAGTATAGTTTGTTCTGTTTTTTCCAACCGTGTTTTGTACTGTCCAAGGGCGGCATTGTTTCTCAGGATTTTTTGTTATATCCATCCTCTCAGCCATATATTTAGCCCATCGCGTCATGACCATTCCGGGAGACAAACACACTCTAGTATCTTTAATAGTAGAATAAGCCCTTAATGTTACTATGACGGTTCTATTTTTTTTACTTTCAAAGTCGCCATTTAGGTTTAATTTACCATATAATGCTCGAATACCAAAAGGTATCTTTAAAACCCAATCCTCCTGCAAGGTAAAGAAAAACTCGCCGGTAGGTTGCTGCCATGTCCACTTATGACCGGCACAGAAATTACAAGTCTTTGGTAGATTATAAACAACATTGCCAAAGTAATTTTGGCAGATTTTAATAATCTCGCCGGGTTCGCATTCACCACCAATAGGGTCTATATTAACATATAGAGTAGATTTTTTCCAATCTACGCCTGTCATGTTCTTATGAAAAGAATTATAAGTTCTATCTATTAAACTAGAACGGCAGGTCGCTGTAGTTGTAAACTCTAATGGGATATCCTCCATTTTTAAACTCCTATATTTAACATTATATCGTCTATTCATAATCTAAATAAAATGAGAAATATATTTTTCTCTTCTAATAATCATTTTTTTAGTTATTGGGTCGTAAGTATTTCTAGCCATTCCTTCTCTAGAAAATATATTTGAGATATATACGTAATAATATCCACTGTCTATTAAATATTCTCTCAAATCAAACAAAGAGTCCTCTTCTGTTGATACCCCCGAATATTTATTCGCAGGAAAAACTTTCAGTAGATGTATCGGTATCTTTTTAATGTCTAGAGGAGAAAGAACCTCATCTATCCACTTTTGATAATGCTCGATATCTGGGTATACAGGTATGCTAATCTCTACGTTTTTTACGATTTTTAATGCATATGTAATATTGTTTAATATTTGGTCAGAGCCTAGACAGTCACATCTAGTTTCATAATCCGCTTTAGCCCCTTTTAAATCTATATTCATAACGTCACAACTATGGCACACGTTCCTCCAATATCGAGAAGTTAGATATGCATTTGTTTTTATTCCAAAAAATAAATTATTTTCGCGAGACAATCTTGATAATGAAGACAATCTCTTGTAATAAATGGTCGGTTCAGTGTAAGAAAAGAATATTCCAGAAGCTTCATACTGCATAGCCAGATCCACAAGCTCTATGTCAGTAAAACTAGAAACTTGTTGAGGAATTGATGTAGAGATTTTATAATTTTGGCAACAGACACATCTCAGAGAGCAGCCACAACCACCCAAACTTAGTATTTTAGAGTTATGTTTAAAGTGAAAAATAGGTTTCTTTTCTATAACATCTAGATTAATAGAAGTAATGCGTAAAGGCTCTTCTACAATAGACCCATTACGCATTCTCCAAGCAAAACATTTGCCTAACTCTTCTTCCGCCAAGTCACAGTAATTGGGACAAATTCTGCAAGGTATTTTATTCATTTTCCGCGATAACTGATAAGTCTTCCTGTTTAACTCTACTTCGTTGAGTCAGCTTCTTCATCTTTTCCTGTTTATTTTTCCACGCGTCTCCTACCTTGCAAATACCAAAAGTGTGATCTATCTCATGCTGTATCAGAACAGATTGAAACTTTTCAAATTCTTCTACGTGCAATTTCATATCCTCGTCATAATATCTAACTTCAATTTTTCTTGGACGAGATATTTTGACATAAAAGCCAGGATAAGATAGGCAACCCTCTTCTGTTTCATACGCTCTAACGCGCGGCTCAGCTTGAGGATTATTTAAACTTTTTTCTTTTACGGGAGTATAGTCCGCATTTAGCATAACTATATAATTCTTATTTTTAAGAGGGTCTACAATAATAGCTCTTTTCAAAATGCCAATTTGACTTGCCGCAAGACCGACACCTTTATTAGATGTTTTTAAGACTTCTTTCATTTCTTTGATAAAAGACAAATCGTCAGCAAGAGAGACATCGCCACACAATCTGTTCAGCGCTGGATCGTTATATTTAAGTATTCTATCCTTATTAGCTTTAGCAATAAGTAGCTTGCGCATACTGTTTTTGCGTTTTTCTAGCTTTCTCTTATTATCTCTGACTTTTCCTCTTGGCTTTTTATTTGACATATTTGATATTAAACTCCTATTCTAACTTTAATAGCGATAGATCCATCTTTTCTAACTTCTGATGATTTAACAGACAGTTTTCTTGTCTTTTTTATATATCTAGTTATCTTTGCTTTTTGATAAATTTGTTTTAATTTATTTGTCTGGAATCCATGTTGGTCAAATTCCGATAAATGCATAATATATTTCCCCTTGACCTTCTCAAAACCGACATCATTACTCGCTGATCCGACCTGAGATCTGGGAATTATAACGTGAGCTTTTTGATCTCTTAAATCGCCCCGATATCCATGAAGCCGTTGAGCAGTTTCATTAACTGTCGGTTTATATCCCATTTCGCCTAAAGCCTCAAGAAGACAGTCTATATCATCGAAATCAAGATCAAAAATATGAAACTCGCTGATGTCGCTACCCTACCTTTCTTTATTTAATCTAGAAATATAACTGGGCCTCGTGCTACAGCCAAAATAAATTCTTCAACAATACTAGGAATACCAGATGCTCTATCCACGACTACAAGAGATTTAGCTGAAATACGTTTCTTAAGAGAATCTGTATCGCTCAATAATATAGACGGAGGGTTAACTAAAGTTGAATTATGAATAGCATAAAAAAGTTCGAATACAGAAACAATTGTAGAGTTCGCTTCTGTATCTGCATCGTAGCAGTCTTTTCTATATGAAGATATCTCTTCCCAATGTTCAATATCTCTATTTATCACAACAACATCTCTAACCATTGAGAGATAAGCGGTTAAAAAAGTGTGACCAGAGCCTTTTGGTAATTTTATTTTAATTTGACTGGATTTATTTAAATCGTAATCAGAAAATGATTGATTTTCTTCTTTATCCCGGTATTCCAGGCTCTTGCCAATTTCTTTCATAACCCAGCTTTGCCAATCACGCAATACAATTTTTTTCGCAAAATCACCCATTATCTGTCTCCAATAAATAATTTATAAAATCAGCTACAGCCCCATGACCACCTTTATATGGGCTTATGTAGTCTGCTATCTCTATTATCGGTTTTTCTGCGTCACATGGGCAAGCAGATATTGCAGCTTTTTTCATAACTTCTAAATCATTTTCGGCATCGCCCATATATGCAATGTTTTTCCAACCATCCTCTACTTCCACTTCTATTCCACGGCCTTTAGCAAAAATAGATATACCGCCTTTTTCTATAAAGTTTTTCTTATCGCAACACTTATTAACAATAAAAAAGTTATTATATTTCGTTAAGAATCCATTGGTTGAGCATTTATTATAAAAACAATTGTCCTCAGAACTCGTAATAGCAGGAACTATATATCCTCTTTTGAGTAGCTTTTCAATCGCGGCGAAATCTCGCGTATAGAAAGATTTAGAAATAATGCCGTCAGATGAGACTTGATATATTCCATCTGTTAATGTGCCATCGATATCAAATGCCACGATTTTTATATTTTTAAGCATAATTATTTCTTAATCTATTTTGATTTCACTTGCCGATAAAATAGTGAAAGGTTAATATAAAAAAATGCTACCGACAAACTATAAACCTGCAATTATTATAGCCGAAGTAGGCTGCACTCATATAGGAAAAATGGACAGGGCTAAATATCTCATCGATTTGGCAAAACAGTCTGGAGCTCATGTCGTAAAATTTCAAAAAAGAAATCCCAAAGAATGTGTGCCTAAGCACCTATGGAATAAACCGCACCCAAACGAGATATTCTCTTACGGAAAAACGTATTTAGAGCACAGAATTAATATAGAACTGAATCTAGAACAACACAAAGAATTAAAAGATTATTGTGAAACAATTGGCATAGAGTATTCTTCATCTGTCTGGGATATGACATCCGCAAAAGAAATCATTAGTTTACGTCCTAAATTTATAAAAATACCAAGTGCCTGCAATATGAATACATCTTTAATAAATTTTATTAAAGATAGTTATAATGGAGAAATTCACATCTCATTAGGAATGCTATCCCCATTAGAAGTTTTTAAGGTTTTTAATTATTTTGAAGATATCCGAGATAGAGTGGTAATTTATCATTGCACCTCTATTTATCCATGCCCTTTTGAGAAATTATATTTAAAAGAAATTTCAAATATTCTACTTTCATGGAACAGGGTTGGATTTAGCAATCATGGATACGGAATAGCCGCCGATGTCGCCGCCTATATACTAGGAGCAACTTATATAGAGAGACATTTTACAAATGATAGGTCTTTTAGGCACACAGACAGTGCAGCCTCTTTAGAACCTACTGGATTATCGAAATTATGTAGAGACTTAAAAGCTGTACACGCCGCATTGAAAAATAAACCAAATGAACTGTCACAAGAAGAAGAAAAAGAAAAAAATAAATTAAGAAATGTTTAATATGGAGGAAAATCTCCAGAGTCATCCAGATAATCATCATAATCATCGCTATCGAAGCTCTCGTCTGAGCCTATTGATTCGCCATACTCCCCGTCCTGGTCCATCTTCATTAGATAAATACTGTCTTCGCCAAACCATAAATTGATACCAACCTCTTCCCCATCATCGTCAAGTATACGCTCTATCGAATCCATCTCTGTTTTAGTCTTATCGCCATCACCCCAAATCGCGTATAAAAAGTGGTCATCAAATTCAAAAGTTTTAATTTCAGGGTTTCCGGGGCTAGGATTATAAAACCCCATAATGAAGGAAATTCCGTCTATTAATCTATACTCTTTATCTACTATCATACTATACCATAAACTTTTCCGATACTCTCTACTATCTCAAAATCTTCTCTAGTATCTATTTGGTAACTCTGGTATTTATCAGTTTTATATACTGATATTTTACCCCCTAGCCTATTATTATTTTGTATTAGTATATTATATTTAGTTATATATATATTCCCATTATCTATTAGCGAAAAAGAGCTGTCTTTAATATCTTCCCTCATTGGACGGTCAAGATAATACATATTAGGACAAACGACCTCACTACCATAATCATTCCAAATAAAAGGATAATTAGGAGTAACCGTAACTAAACTGTCAGAGTCCTCCTGCTCCATCTTCTCTATACATCTATCAAGAAGATTATCATATCTTATTGGAGAAGTTGGTTGCAGCGTGACTATTAAATCAGCAGTAAAATTTAGACTATCTTGACACTCGACAATAGCGTGTCTCAAAACATCTTCATTTTTTATAGATGGACCATTTAGCTCTTCTGGCCTATTAATGAATGTAGAGAAACTACTTTTATCATATTCTTTCCAGCTTTTTTTGACATAAGGACAACAACTAGACACGACTATCCGATCTACATATTTACTTTTTTCTGCCGCCTTTACTGACCATAAGAAACAGGGCAAACCCATTAATGGCTTGTAATTTTTTCCCGGAAATCCAATCGAATTCTTCCTAGCAATTACAATTGCCAATACTGTTTTATAATTAATCATTATCCAGTCTCTTCAAAAGATCTTCGTACTTTTCTTTTTTAAAACACTCTAAAATTCCACCAGAAGCGTTAATTATATTTATATTCTGGTCATTAGCGTGTCTCGCTAAATTCTTAAAATAATTTAAAAACGCCATGCTATGATGATCTACAGGTTTTCCTCCAATACGCCCACAATTAGGAGCACAAAAATTAGTTTTTCTATCTAGCCTGTAAGGCTTTTTTTCTCCCTCAAATTGCCAAAAATATCTTTTATTTCCTGCATAACAGCAATCTGCTCCTAATAATATAATCGGGTCACACCCCATTATATAAGCAAGGTGTATAGCAGAACCAGTAGAAGTCCTTGCTCCTATAATCGGCTTTTTAGGATCTTTTGTAAAAACTAATCCGTCATCGTAATATTTATTTTCCTTCGGGACGTACCAAAACTTATGATCATACCAAACTTTATTTTTTATATGATTAGAGCATTTTTTCATTTTAGCCTTGTATAGCAAAGAAATACAAGATTTTAATTTGGGCAGATCTATTCTGTAATAGCTCCAATTACTTACATCAGTATCATCCGTCACAAAGTAATTAGCAAAATTCACCTTGCAGATTCCCGAGTTGACCGCTATCGTGATATGTTTTTTAAGCGGAGTTAAATCCTGAAAATGCAGGGACGGGCCTGCCCCTACGATAAAACAAGGCTTACCTGTGTGCTTATCCGCCAGATCCGACATTTTCATTAAATATCCCTTCAAAATTAATTTTATCGAAAACTTTAATTTGTCCCCTCAAGCTACAATCGAAAATATCGCACTTTTTATACTCTGCAAATTTTTTAAGAGCGACATATGCTTCTTGATTTTGCGAGAAAACAAATTGTTGCATAGTCACAGGAGCAATGTGCCCCTTTGTAGTCGGTTGATCTTCTTTTGCGTATCTTTGCCAAAAATGACTTTTATTATTTATTGTATAATGATCGCAACCTAATAAAAATATTTTTTTACAACCCATTTGAATCGCCAAATCTATTGCAGTTGGAACAGAGCTTACAAAAGATAATTTATCTTCTTTAAAATCTATTTTACTACTTGAAAGTCTAGGAGAAAATACTAAAAAATCTTTAGGAATTTCATTATAATATTTTTTCCAAGAGTCTCGAATAATCCTAGTAGATTTACATCTCTTAACCTGCTCCCAATATGTCCACAATCTAACGGCAGAATCATTAGATATCCAATATCTATTCTCAACGCTACCGTCATTCCAGGGCATAGCTATAATACTCGAATTTACTGATACGACGACGTTATCGAATATATTATTAAAATATTTCGAGTTTATTATATCAAAAAAACTCAAACCGGCACCGCAAATAAAACAAGAACCGCCAATATGTTTATCTTTTAATATATTATAGTATTTTAACATGTTATTCTAAATCTATGATTTCTCCCAAATCCGACTCATTTAATTTTTTAGCTTTTTCGTTAATAATAGCGTTAGTGCAGATCTTTAAGTCCAAAGGATTAAACTTAATAAAAAAAAGATATTTATGTTCATTCTTATTATAAACTATTCTTTTTATTTTGCAATCTATAGTATCTTCATTTATATGTAATTTACCTTTTAGTTCACACTCCATTGGAGACAACTCTATTGCTGTTTTATAATTAAAAATAGATAAATATTGTTGTATAGTTAGTGGGACATATATAGCAATTAAAGCAGAACGAGGTAATGATATATTTATATAAGATATATCATCAATCAAAATTGTATGACCTTCAATAGAGACATAATCTTTGTTGGACGGGATACAGCACCTTAATATGTTATTACTATCTAACATATGAAAATCCAGTCTTAAACACTGCATCTTCTTTAGCCTTAAGTAGCCCAGATTCAAAAAGAAACTGACTAGGATATGCCGGCTTATGTCTTAACTCTCGCTGTTTGTCTCTATACTTCCTATTTTGGCAATACGATAAATGAAGATGCTTTTTGGCCCTTGTCATCCCGACATAGCATAGTCTAGTTTCCTCTTCCAGTGCTTCTTTCGCCGCCGATGGGTTTGCGGCCCCTGTAATCGGCCACACATGAGGTAAAATCCCATGTTCTACCCCAACCATAAAGACAATAGGGAATTCCAAACCCTTACTTGCGTGCAAAGTCATTAATGTCGCACTATTTTTATCATTCTCTTTATCGCTAGAAGCTATTAAAGATATATTTTGTAAATAGGCGTCTATACTCTTGTTCCCTTTACTGAACTCTGTCGCATTTATGATAAGCTCGCTAACATTATTTTTCCTGTCGAACAATTCACTTTCTTTTTTACAAAATGTATCGAGATGACCCATATAGTCAAATTCGTTAACGAGATAAGATAGGCAGTCACCGGCATTTAGTTTTTCTAATTTCTTAGAAAATGTATTAAATATTTTCATAGAACCGTTCTTTACAGCAGCCCTATTGCTATAATCATCTATATTAGAACAAATATCCAATATAGAAGTGTTATGCTCCTTGCTTTTATTCTCTATCATTCCAATATTTATACTGCCCAAACCGGGTATTATTTCAGCGACTCTGTGAAATGCCAAGATATCTTTTTTATTAGTTGCGAATTTTAAAAGAGCCAGGCAGTCTTTAATCTCTTTCCTATCAAAAAAGTTTTGACCACCTATAACAGTGTATGGGACTCCTGCGTTAGATAATGCTGTTTGTAAATCAAGAGACATTCTATTTAGTCTATAGAAAATAGCGATATCGGAGAAGTCCCAGCCGTAATTATTAACGTATTCTTTGATTTTAGAAGCTATCTGTTGGGCCTCATATGATGAATCAAAGAACGAAGAGCAATGAACGGGATCACCACTAGCGTTATCTGTTAAAAACTCATTCTTTAAATGCGTAGTATTATACTTTATAAGATTACTAGCCTTTTCTATTATCTGAGGAGTAGATCTATAATTTTTGGACAGCATAATCTGCCGACAATTATACTCTTCAATAAAATCTAATATATTTTTATATCTAGCACCACGAAAGCTATATATGCTCTGCTCTACGTCCCCGATTAAGACTATATTAGCGTCTTTGCCGCCAAGAAGCTTGACCATCTTAAATTGTGCATAATTGGTGTCTTGAACTTCATCTACCTGGATATATTTAAAATACCCTCTCAACTGATCTAATACTTTTTCATTACTTTCAAGCAGTCCAACGGTGTTATATAATAACCCTGTAAAATCGCAGGAATTATTTTCTGATAGTTGTTTTAAATACTCCTCCTCTATCTCTCTATATATAGAGTTCTCCGTATCGTCTAATATCTCTTCTGTGGTCATCAGAAGCTCCCTGGAGCGATTAAGATGGTCCACAATGCGAGATACGTCAATACTATTTTTTGTTTTGCTGTATGCTAGTTGTTTAATAATTTTTGAAATGTAGTCTTTCTGGTCAGAGTCATCCAGTATAGACATAGAATGATTATAACCTAATGTTCCTCCGAATACGCGTAACAAATTAGCACATAATGCGTGAAATGTCCCCACAAACATTTTAGTATTATCATTACCGAGTCTACTAAATATTCTATTTCGCATTTCCTTAGCAGCCTTATTCGTGAATGTTATACTAAGAATACTACTAGGGGCGACACCGGATTCTATTAATTTAATAGTTCTTTCTACTAGCATAGTAGTCTTACCGGAGCCAGGAACGGAAGTTACAAGACATGGACCGTCAAGATGATTAACGGCTTCGATTTGCTGCTCATTTAATTGCATTTTTTCTCCATCGTTTAATTGTGTAGGTATTCTTCAATATCTTCGAGAAAAAATACGCCACATCGTTCAAAAATTAGAGTATTACTATCATCATAAATTTTGATATGAGGAATCTCATCGATATTATGTTTATCGCAAAAATCTTGAGTGTCATCTTCTAGGGCATCAATATAAATAAAATTATGTTTGTGCAAAAACCTAGATTTATTTAATTCATTATAGGAGATGGCACAATTCACACAATCTGGACTTGCAAAAAATAAAATTTCCATTATTTAGACCATTTGACGTAAACTAAAAAATCCACTTTCAAAATCATCTGGACGTTCAGCAATCAATCCGTAAGTATGGGAGATACTCGATATTGTATTAAAAATCTCATTTATGTCTTCTTCTGAAAAAGATTCAGCATTCTGACTTTTCCACACACCAACAAAATAAAATTTTTCGGCCAAAGATGTGTCATTTCTTTTGATGATTTGTATACGGCAATTATTAGCTTCTAATTGACGATTGACATGTTCAACCAGTTTCATCCTTAGACTATCGATATTTCCATCATATATATTTTGAGCAACCCTACTAAATGGATAATCATTAATTTTATTATTGATAGAGGACAGCACATCTTCTTGACCTTCGGCCTTTTTAATATCATCAGGGATATTGTTCTCGTCACCACATATTAATAAAAACTTCTCTTTTCCCTTAAAGGCTTCACAAGCCTGCAATATAAGATCGTCATTAAAGATAAAATCAAATCCTAGAAGATATCCTAACTCTTCGCCGGGGATAGCTAGGACTAGCTGCTTCCCAGTATCGAATTCTACTTTCCACTCTACTAAATTATTTACTTTAGTATAGTTAGTATCTAAAATTTTTACCTTCTTAGGTATTGCCTTGGGGATTGCATTTGCAGTTAGGGTTTTCTCCTCCGGGACATTCTCCTCCGCATGAGCATTTGTGTTTTGATTTTCCATGATCTGTATCCTTCATTTTATTTACTATATGCTGTTTAAGCTCTTTCATTAAAAATTGTATAGCCTCTTCTTTATCTTTACTATCTCCATTGAGTCTAACTTGTGTCAAATCCATTAATGTCTGAGGATGAAAAACATGTAATAGAATATGATCATGATATGTCCTGTATGACCCGTCTGGACCATCATTTATGCTATCCTCGGGAACGAATTCGGCCTCTATTTTTGATAGCATACCCCACCATCGGCCGGTGTCTTTTGTTGTTATTGGCTCTCCATCTTCTATTTTTACCAAAGAACACTGGTCTCGCAAGACAACTAAAGGATCGTTTTTATAATGCTGTCTTAATGCGTGTATTTTAGGATTAAATTCTTCTGGTGGGACGATCCCATATGTCCTACAGTTATAGGGTCTAGTAAGATGCTGACCGCATGTCCTTTTTTCTCGATCAAAGAAGACACAACCTTTAGTAACACTAGATGTTAAATAATTTTGCAACGACTTTTCTACTACAGATAGGACATCATTCGTGTCCCAGAATCGCAGAACGTATCTCCAAGTATTCAAAAACTCACAATATAGAACCTGCGGGGTTTGAAATCTACAGCACCAGGCGGCACACCCATTTTCCTTATTTATATTGTCTAAACATCCTGTTGTCTTTGGGATTTTGCTATAGACACTAACTATCTTGTTGACAACCTTTCCGATACGAATATCGGTCAAGACATCTCTAATTAGTTGATAACCTTTAGGTCGTTTTTTAATATTTTCTTTTTTATTTTTATGTCTCACTAAATATCTACTTCCTTATTTTCAAGACTATCATAATTGTCCAAATCTTCTGGGGTATCATCGTATTCATATTCTTCTATCTTATTAGTACTCTTTTTATCAAACGTTATCATCAAACTGGTATCTTCTTTTTCTTTATTAACCAGTTTAGAGATAGCGTCTGAAGATGACAAAGAGTCTAATATTCTATTTAACGCCTTTTTCACGATAGACTGTTTTTGCACGACTACTTCTGAAAACTCATCAGCACTTAATTCTTCCTTTAGAACTTCAATTAAAGAACCCTCATCCAAAATATTCCATTTACCGCTATTTGTTTTGGAAGTCACTTTCCCAACACCTGGAAAATTTAGAGCCTTATGGTCGAATGCTTCTAAAGTTTTTGATATAACGCCTTTGAATTTATCTTTTTTAGATAAAAGCTTCTCTATCTCTTCAGATATCGCTTTAGTTCTTTCTTTTTTAAGCCTTTCTAAAAAAGAAATCTTGCCGTCTATATCTTTTATAACTAATATAAGATCTTCTATTTCTATATCCGATTCCAGAGGTTCTACGTCTTCCGATTGAAGAATATCAAATATCTTTTTCTTATTTATAATCATTTCTATCTCCAACTACGTCTATAATAAGAATTATTCACTTTCTTCGGGAGCCAAACACATTACATTTAAAACGATAGCTGTCCTATCTAAATCCCCATCAAATGAAACAGAAGTAAAACTAGGAGAGATAACAAGATCTAACCCGCTTTCGCTCCTGGCTACAGCTACAGATTTAATCCCATTATTGATAGATGCTGCACCGACACAACGCAAATTCGCCTTATTATGCTTCTGATAAACAACCAACACTGCCTTGGCTAAATTTTTTACATAGTTTTTAGCGGCAAGCTTGTCATCGAAATAGCCCTTTACAGCTAAAAATGTTGGGTCGTCTGAATCAACAAAACTCTTCTTCTTATTCCCGTCGTTTGTTTCTAACATATTCTTTCTCCTAAATAATTAAAACTACAACTTATTACAACTTCTATCGGAAATTTTTATAATAAAGTTCCATAAAAGTTTTTTCTTTTCGTGTGCAAATTCTGGTCGTCCCATATTTTAGAGCTATGGCAGATATCTTTGAATGGACAATGAGAACACTCATAATCATCTTTTTCCGCCGGTCGTGGCGGTGGCAATAGCTTTAAATCGGTCATATTATTCATCGTCTCAACTTGCTGTTTAATTTGGCTGAATATTAGATCAGTATCTTTATCTATTTTATAAGCAGCGAGAGCGGAAGTATTTTTATTTTCATATATTAAAACACCATAATCTAAATCTAGTATATTAGCATAAATAACCAATTGTATTCTATAATCAAGACCTGGGCCTTTTCTCATTAACTGCTGAAATCTGTAATCATTTGCTGTTTTCATATCAACGACAACTGGAGTCGCTGGAAGATGATCGATATTAAAAGCTAAAGATGTTCCTCCAAATCGTTCTTTATTAAAATTAGAAAAATCTAATATCATATCAGCGTGACCGTATAAGTTTAGATCTACATCTCTAACGGCTACCTCTTGGTATTTAAAATCTTTATTCCCACAATGGCAAACCTTTGGCTTAAAACAACCGATCTTATCATCTATTCCATACCTCCGAGGTTTGTCTATTTTCGAAATATCAAAATCATGGGCTGTGTTAGATTTTAAAGCCGGGGATGAAGAAGATATGTCACGGTCTAGAAAGAGTTCGCACATTGGATTTGTGCATTCCCAGATGCCCCTTAAGACGCCTATCTCTTCGAAATAGACAGTCCAACGCTCATGCATATTATGTCCCTTGTCAAATAGCCGTACAAGCTTACTCTCTATTTCTGTAGATTTAGATTTTAGAAAACCTCTTTCCTCATACCTTAGATACTGCATAAGCCTAAGACATTTACCGAAAGCCGATGGGTGATATTTTTCGTATCCTCTTGGTCCACCATTAGTGTGTTTCCATCTAGCATAAGTATCTACAACACCCGTTATCGCACTTATTTCTGGGGGAACAACAAAAAAACTATCATTAGAAGCCACTGTACGTCTCCTTTATTTTATCTTCATTATCTTTTCTACTCTTACGCAACAAATCAATAAACGAATCAGTTCCATTTTTATAGATGAACACATCAGGATCTGTTTTCTCCGGCAAATAAACTGGAATTATAGAAATATTATAATATGGTAAAGCATTAATCTTTTTAGCCAAACCATTATCAATCATTTTTTTAGTTGCTGTCGAACCAGCGACATCTCCGTCTAAAACTATAAAAATTTCTCTGCAATAACGACACAACATAGCAATATGACTTAAACCCAAAGCACTTCCTAAAACTCCTACTGTAAAATTAAAACCTTTAAAATGTAGATATTGAACATCAAATTCGCCTTCCACAATTATAGCCATTCTATGCTTAATTATATTCTTTTTAGCAACATTCAAGCCATATAATATGTTCCTTTTTATAAAGCTCTCATGAAAAAATTTAATTTTCGCATTTGGTCTAAAATCTCTAGAGGATAGAGCCACCAATTCATTATACGCATCATAGACTGGCATAATAAGCCTACCAGCAAATTCGTGGACATCGCCATTAACGTTAAGAACATTATGAGGGATATATCCAATTTTAAACTGATCTATTGACATTTTTACGAACATGTCATCAAAATGTCGTTGATCAGATTTTAAGTACTCAATAGCATCTCTACCATCATCCGATAAGATGCATTGATTAGCAAGCTCGACAAGCTTACTCCTCTCGATCTCCGGAATCTTCATCCTCATGTTCGTCATAGTTTTCCTCTAAATTTGTTATTTCATCTTCTGCAGCGTTATAGCATTTTGTTATTTCGGGCGGAAGAAAACTGTTAGTCTCTGCTGCCTTTTTAACTAAGTCTTTATAAAGAGATTCTCCCAAGCCTCCATTTTTAATCATATCTGTAAATGCTTTTTTACCTTCAGCATTATGCCCTTCCCATTTAAAAACTCCCTTATAAACAGAAATAACTTTAAGTTGTCTTCCGCAATCGAATAATAAATCCTCTATATCTGGGAAATAAGGCTCATAATAGATCGGGACATCTATTGAGTCGAATAAAGGCTTTGCAAATCTGTTTTTAATAATTCGTACTATAGAATTACGTCCTACGATAATAGACCTACCTTCGCTATCTAATACCTCTATATTAGCCTCTTTAGTATTACGTTTTGTCATCTGTAATCTTAGAGAACAATTATGTTTTAAGGATCTGCCACCTGGGCTTGTCTCGGGGCTTCCCCAGAGTACTCCTATTTTTTCTCGAAGTTGGTTAATGAATATGACGCTAGCACCATACTTTGCTGTCGCATTAGCGATTTTACCCAGATTCTGACTTAATAATCTAGCCATTACCCCAATTGTCTGTTTTTCTGCACTATTTTCGAAAACAACCTTCGGGACCATATTCGCAACAGAGTCTAGAACTATTATTTTAATACCAGATTTGCAAAGGTTAGTAATGGCATCTAGAATATCTTCGGCATAATATGTTATCTCTTCATTATCCTTATTGGTCATGTCTGCATAATAAATATTATCTTCGTCAGCTCCATTAATCTTTGCTAATCCGCTAGAGAAACTATTCTCAGTGTCTATCCAAGCGACTTTGTGGCCCATTTTCTGGGCATAGCCAACAATCCGGTATGCTAAAGAAGATTTTCCGCCGCCCTCTTCTCCAAAAATTTCTATTAGTTTTCCAAGTGGGACACCCAAAGGAATTGCAGGGTCATACCCTTCAAGATTAGAAAGGTCGGCGTCTTGCGGAAGCATTCCATAATGTATCGCAAAATCCAAATTAAAATGTCCAGTCGGGATACTTCCAGGCGAATTCGTCAATGCTCCCAACCTTACAAATCCTTTTAAGTTTTCTAAAACAATATCTTTTTTCTCTTTTTTAGCCATTTTATATCTCCTAAATGCCAAAAGCCACGCTGTCTAGTTTTACGCCTTCTGCTTTATTCGGGCAGTTATCATGAAGAATGTCTCCGAATAAAACATCTTCGATTTTAGATGGGTCTGTTGCCTTATATATCTTTTGTAAATTATGTAGCCCCTGTTTTTTAATCAGAGCAACATCCTCGTCCGATAAAGAATGTGGACCCGAGAAAGAAGCGGAGTATGCCCATCTGCCATTATTTTCGAGAAAAGACATGTTATATTGAGCCCCATTTACAGCCCCAGGATCTTTTCCTGTTTTTTCAAAGAAAATTCTAAGTTCTCTTGCCACTTTAATTGATGTTTCTAAAATTTTAATTATATTATCTCTACGATCTATAATATTTATCGCATACCTAACTGATGGTAGTATATTATGTTTCATAGCCACTGGGCAGGAATCTTCGTCTAGACAAACAGCTATTCTCCACCTACCTGCATGATTAAACATATACTTCTTAAATGTATATAGATCACCTATTGGCCTAAATTTAGCCTTAGACTCTCCTTTTTGTAATTTAAAGTAGATATTATTGCTAAAAGATGAAGATTTTTGGTCTATATCTGACCATCCTATGAGTCCCATTGTTTTTCTTTCTAGATAAAGTCATCCCAACTTGTTTTTTTTGCAGCATCTTCAAGGTTTATGTTTTTTTCTAAGATTTCGGTTGGTTCATGGTCATCTTCTTCCTTGACTGATAATAACTCATCAAAACCCTTTAGCTCTTCTGGTATCTGTTTTACTATTGTCTCTACTTCTACTTCTGTCTTTACTTCTGGCTCAGAAACTATTATAGCCGGATTTCTATATGCTGGTTGAGATGGCGAAGCAGAAGCGTAATCCGCAGGCTGTGCTGAACCATATATCACTCTATCTTTTTGTGGCATAGCCAGCGTCAATTGTCTTGATAAACAGTCATTAGCGCTTTCCAAACATTTATCAATTGCCTCGGCGGCTTTGTAAATATCTTTTAGTTCTGCACAGTATAATTCTAAATCTCCCAAATGCTCATAAATAACTCCAGCTTGTTTTTGTGCTGGTTTCGCGTACTCGACGCGGGCCAAGAGGCCAATCAGGAGTTCCACCGCTTTTTCGCACTTAAGATATCGACATTCCATCTGTATCTCTTTGACTCTATTTCTCCAGCCTTGAACTTCTTGCATTTTAGCATGTATTCCAGGTAAGTCATATAAAGATAAAGAGACATCAACCTTCGCAGAAATTAATTCTTTTATATACTTTTTAAAATTCTGCCTGCCATCTGAACCCATTAATTCTTGCAGAACATTTCTCTTTTCTCTATAAAAACTATCGAATTTTGGAGACGGAGACTCTATATTCCAATCATCTAATCTAATGACATCTTTAATATATAAACTATCTTCCTCTGGTACTGACGGGGAAACTGACGGGGAAACTGACGGGGAAACTGACGGGGAAACTGACGGGGAAACTGTTGGAGCTGGAGCTGGAGCTGGAGCTGGAGCTGGAGCTGGAGCTGGAGCTGGAGCTGGAGCTGGAGCTGGAGCTGGAGCTGGTCTCTCTGGCTCGTTCTGAACTAAAGTATCGGTTTTTTCAGGTTCACTAGATAATGTGTCCATATTTTTTTCTACAGCTGTGTTCTGTTCTTGTATAATATCATTAACTTCTACAACCTCATTACTAAAAGTCTCTGAACTTTTAAGATTTGTATATATCTCCTCATCTTCGTTATCTATAGACTTGGGTTTTATATCAAATAAATCTGCAATTTCATCAAAAGTTGGTGTTGCCATTTTTTATCCTTTATTAGATACTATCAAAAAGTTCGTCATTAATTTTTTTATTATCTATTCTCTTATCCACTGGCTCCGGTTCGTTATCCGCTGACGACCAAGCTGAAACATGCGTCAGTCCTAATTCTGCGAGAACGGCAGTAGAAGTTTTTTTAAAGTCATCGATAACGTGTTGAGATACAGCATCTAATTTTTGTTGCCTCTCCTTTAGCGTCCTCCATTCTATAACCTCTTCCACATGAGAACATATTTCTATGCCCTCATATTTAGCTGTCCATATCCTTCTGTTGATACCTTTCGTAACTTTAGAAGTTCTAGGATTATCAAGAACTATACCATCAACGTTAGATTTTTGTTCGTTTTCTACCATTATTCTACTCCTTAATCAAATAAACTTTCATCCCCAATTCCCTTTTTGCCAGATCTTTTTTTATCTTTTCTCAACTTGTCAAATTTATCAGCCATAGTAAGACCGAATGCCTCTAACTCAATTTTATTCTCTCTATTTCTTCCCCTATTTACTGATTTAAATTCGTCCTCAAAAAATCTGTCTTCAACCAAGCATTTTAAAGAGTCTCTTGTAAAAGTATTACCCGTTTTATATGCCAATTCTCGTAAATTTTTAAAAGGACGGTTATCAACAATTTCCTGAGCAGTTTCAGCACTAACCCCCTTACACATAAGGGAAGGCAAAATCTGCGTCTTGGATGAACCAGACCCCTTTTTAACAATTTCATAATCCACATTGCACTTATTAATATCTCTACCTAAAAGATCTATATTAAACTTTTTAAGATCTTTCTCTAAAATCTTAACTTTTTTGTGACTATTTTGTTGTTTTCTATAATTCTCCACATTTAAATAACAACACATGAATTCATCAGTATAATTTGCTTTTAAATAGGCTGTAACGTAAGAAGTGTAGGCGTACGAACAGGAATTTTTACTTATAACATATTTATTATCATCTTTTTTATCATATATTGCATAATTGTGTTGGCTAGAAGCCATAGTTAAATTATAAGTTTTTTCTTTTCTAACTTTTTTAACCGAAACAACTTTGCATTTCTTCAAATCTTGCATATTTTCGCTATATATTATTTCTAGATCGTCCCGTAAAATTTCACTAACAGTATATTCTTTTCCGTCTGAACAATAAAATTTATGCTCTAATGTGCATTCTAAAGTCATACCATTATTTAAATTTATTTGGTATATATCTTTTTCTCCAGTTTCAAAAACATCTATTATAGTGTCATCAATGATAGTTCCGTCAATATAAGAATCAATAACCAGATTTGATCTTTTATTTTTATCTAATTCTATTAGCTCATCAATTGTATACAAATTACCAGTTATTTTATCTTTTACTCTCATTTTTCCAGAGATACAATGCGCCCTGTTAAATCCATAAGCGGCGAAAGGCGTGATAAACCTTTCCCAGTATTGCTCGGATAAATTTTCTGGAAGATCGTTTTCATTAGCCCCCTTAATAAATTGCTTTTTATATTTTTCAATTAATTCTACTTTTTTCTTACCTATACCCTTGATTACGATATAACCGTCTGTTACAGAAAAACCAGCCAAAGCATTACAAATCTGCATAATTTGTTCTTGGTATACTAATAACCCATAAGTATCCTTTAGATATGGTTTTACATGTTTTTCTATTGATGGGTGAAAATATTCTACGTTTTTATGCCCTTTTTTTCTGGCACAATATTCAGGAATTGAGGCCATCGGGCCTGGGCGGTATAGCGATATTGCCGCCATAATATCATTAAAAGATGTCGGCTCTATCTCTTGCATCGTCTCTTGCATCCCATGCCCCTCGCATTGAAAAACACCCACAAGTTTGCCCGTCTTATATAGATCATAAGTTTTTTCGTCAGTCAATTTTAAATTCTTGATATCGACAGAAATGCCATAATTATTTTTTATCATCTCTGCGGTTTTTTGGATAACGGTTAAAGTACTAATGGCGAGAATGTCAAATTTTATTAGACCCATATCCTCTAAATCTTCATAGGGATATTGCGTTGCAAAACCGGCCTTAGATGTTCTTAATGGGGCGAGATCACATAGCGGACTATTAGAGATTACAATTCCGGCGGCATGAATTCCATAATTAGATATTGTCCCCTCTATGTCTTTAGCGTAATTTAAAAAATTAGGTATCTTATCTATATGTTTTCTAAAATCTGGACAATGATCATAGGCGTCCTGTATCGTTTTAATCGCATGATCGTTGCCATCTTCATCCGTCATTTTCAGAATTGCCCCACGAGCATCTGGGAGAGTGTCTATTATCTCTTTTACTTTAGCCTCATTCAGTGTTTTATTGTCCTTGTCCCCTTTATGAAAAGCATTTGCAACATCTAAAGCTTTTCCTATTCTGCGAATGGCAGACTTTAGTTTTAATGAAGAATAAGTTCCGATATTCCCCACGTTTTCTCTTCCATATTTATCAATTATATAGTCATAAACTTCTTGACGACGAAAATAATCAAAATCTGAGTCGATATCAGGGAATCCCGCTCTAGCAAAAGCTCTTCTAAGTGGTAAAAACTCACCCTGTGGACGAGCCTCTGTCATCCCCAAGCCATAAGCTGTCCAACTATTTATATCGTTTTTATGCCCCTTCTTATCTATGTTCTTCTTCCATAAATTATAAAAATTATCAAGATTATTTATAGAGTTTATTCCGTCTGTCACCTCTAAGATATCCAACTCCTTATCTATCTTTTGTAGAATAGACGGATCGGAAATTTTAAGACTACCGATTATATCATTCCTTTTTTCTACCGATGTCATCTTATAACCTCTATATCCTAATTTTACTATAAAAGTCTGAAGGCTTTTTTATAACATAATCCACAATTCCATATTTCAAAGCCTGATCCGATCTAAGGTATGAGTTTTTTAACATTAAGCCCTTTATTTCTTTCTTACTAATCTTCGTATACCGCAATATAAAAGATTCAAAATCAGCCTGAATTTTTTTCCATTCTTCCATCTCAGTATCTAACTCATGTATTTTTCCATACATCCCGGAAGATATAGAATGAATCATAACACGAGAATTCGGAGTTATAAATCTTTTTCCGGGCATACCACTCATAAGAAGCATTTGCCCAACACTCATAGCCTTACCGACACAGATAGTAGCAATATCACATCTAGACATTTTCATCATGTCATGAATCGATAAAAAACTATCGCAATAACCGCCATAAGAATCTATAAACATAAGGATATCAGAAAATGGATCAGAAGATTCATATTTTATAATATCAGATATAACTTTTTGAGCACAAATCTCATTAACCTGGCCGCTAATATAAATAATTCTATTAGATGAATCACTTTTAGATTGAGCCGTATTACAGTATGGAGGTTCTACTTGAGATATAATTCCTAAATCCTCATCAAAAGGAGCTACATTAGGGATTTCATTATTTTTCCATGACATTTTGTGGGACTCCTATAAAAATAAATAGCGTTAATACCGATCAACCCCTCCCAGATCATCATCCAAACTGCGTTCGGACTCTAGATCGTCCCCGTCTTCATCGTCTTTAGCGTCGATTAGTTTTGATATATCGAATTCCTCTTCGAATCCGAAGTCATCGGCTTTTATAAATTGACGATTATCAAATCCCAAAAATCTTTCCCAAATTAAACTATGTTGCAGGGGGTCTGTCCCATAGCAGATATTTAAGCAATGTAAAATTACACTCGCATATCCCGAACCTCTACCAGCCCCAGTTAATATTCCAGAGTCATTAGCGAATCTCATTATATCCGCTTCAATTAAAAAATAAGTAGCAAAATCATATCCGTTATTTTCCCAAGCGACTCTCGTATCTGTCAATTCTATTTCTAATTGCTTTAAGTGCTCTGGGCTACTATCCCAGCCCTTCTTTTTCATCCCAATATTAACAAGATGCTTAAGATACCCAAACTTATTTTCAAACTCGCTAGAGGTAACTTTAAATTCCTTTGGAATGTCGAATTTAGGGAGCTTCATGCCTCCAAAAAGTTTCTTAGAAATATCTATATCGTCAATACGAGAAGCGAACTCTACTGTATTATAAATAGATTCTGGAATGCTAGAAAACATTTGAGCCATCTCTGTAGCAGATTTAAGATAAAACTCGTCATAAGGGAATTTAAGATGTTTTGGATTCGTAATGCAAGACGAGGTAGACATGCACATAAAAACTTCGTGAGATGTGCCTTGATCTTTATTAACATAATGTGTATCATTCGTAGCTATAAGGGGGATAGACATCTCTTTCCCTAGTTTAATGATATCTCCTAATATTAATTTTTCTTCTGGAATGCCATGATACATTATTTCTAAAAAGAAATCTTCTTTGAATATCTCTTTGAAAATTCCACATACTTTTTTAGCGACATCATATCTATCGTATAATAGGTTAGCATTGACAAGACTGCCAAGACAAGCGGTAGAACATATCATTCCCTCTGAATGGGAGGAGAGAATATCAAAATCTATTCTTGGATCGAAATAGAACCCTTCTGTCCAAGATTTTTCCGATAAATGGCATAAATTTTGATATCCCTTAAAATTTTTGGCAAATAAATTTAAATGTCTATTACCCTTTTGCCCATCAAACTGTTCCTTTTTAGATTTCCACAAACGATTACCACTAAAATACATCTCGCACCCCAATATCGGTTTGATAGTCGGATAGGGAATAGCAACACCAGATTTATCTTTGGTGGCCCTACACTCTTTAATAAGCTTGATTAATCCACCAACAGTCCCGTGGTCTGTTAATGCTATCGCTGGAAACCCAAGCTCGCGGGCTCTTAACACTAATTTTTTGACAGGAGCCAGTCCATCAAACTGGGAATAATCTGAGTGATTATGTAACGGCACGAATTCTGAGTTATTCCAGACTTTACTCATATATTAATTCCTCTTTAACCTATTTTTAGAATAACAATTTTCAGCGACACAGTTTATATTTTTAAGTAAAATCTATAAATTCGCCGACAGAAATGCCGCCTTCGTCTTGAGATATTATTGAACGTCCGGTTGTCACTTTGATACACTCTATATTATTTATATTTATACCGTTAATAACGGCCATCGATTTTCCAACAAAAGATCTAATCTTTACGATATTATTTTCGATATTTAAAATTCTTACTCTTTCACAAACCTTAATAAAATCCCTTATAGGATCTCTATATTCAAAATGTATATCTATATTCGTTTTAATTAGATTTTCTATTAGCCTTACAATCGATTCTTCGTCGTCTAAAACCCCGTTATAAATTGTTTTAGTTACAATCTGATTTCTTATATATCTCATAATTAACAATGTTTTGTTGGGTCAAAAATCTCTCGATGACCATCACGATATTTTACATATTTTGGTTTCATCTCTTTATAATAATCAGGATGCTTTTCGAAACCTTCTTTTCCATTAACAACAACACCGCTTTTATTACTACTCATATTCTGTCCGACCGGCTCACAGACTATTCCATCTGGAGATTTAAATTCATCATTCGCTCTCTTGACATCACGAAAATCAGAGAAGATCTCATGAGTCTTAGGATGTTTAAATTTATATATCTGAAATCTAGCCATTAGAACTCCATTAAATCAAAACTATAGTCATCAACTATGTTTGCAACAATACTATTTAAACTTTTTCTATTATGCAACTCTATTATATTATTCCCTAAAGTTATAGCACGCTCCTTCATCTCGTTTTCTATCTTTTTTCTATACTTTCCCAAGATTCTTTTTTGAACGCTTAAATTTTTCCTATTAAAGATTTCTAGATCTTCTGCGGATAATACTTTTTTAATGATAACATTTTTATCGACTTTACCCATCAGATATGGAAGGAATATTGTACTAACTATATATTCATCCGTCCTACCCTTATCTCTCAAATAATCTATAGAATTTATGTACGCAAACTCTTCTTCTATTTCAACGCTATAACTCGTAGCAAGCGACAAGTCAGAAACGTAATGGAGCATCTCATGAACAATTGTTTCATCTACATCTCCCTCATTGCATATAATAATAGTTTTTAATATTTTCTCGAAAAAGCCCCCAAGACCAACATACCCTAAATTTTTTAAGAACCCTTTACTACAAAGAAAGACTGATACGTCCTTGACTTTATTGCCAGGAAATTTATTATCTACATAATCAAAAGACTCCTTGTACTCAGGATATCTAATTTCGCGAGTATTAGCGCTAGATTTTATTTTTCCAATATGTTTTAATATGATGGCACTTTTTTCAGCGTAATTGGCGGCATACATTTTCCTGCGTTTTATAGCTAAAGTAGGATTATCACCTTTCATAATTTTCCTCATTTTCCTCATTTTCTACTATACGACTCTCTTCTTTTTTTATATCAGCCTCTGATAGATACCCAGAACAAGCGGTTACACAATATGGAGTATTCCCGCGTTTAAAAATTCTACATTTTATAACAACCCCATATACAGAGTATTCCACATACTCTATAGGATTAGTACAATCTCTACATTGGCATGTATTACAGATTGATAGGGCTATGCCATCTTTAGTATGAATATACTTATTAACACTCGCTAAGTCACATGAATATTCCATTTATGATCTCTTTACTATCGTCTTGCCAGTTCCGACATCAGGTTTTTTGTCTCTCATTAGCCATTCTTTTTCAACATCATCTTCTGTCAATTCTCCACTTTTAATTTCTGGAGCAGTCAGCTCCTCGATATTCTCTGCGAATTTTTTAATTATAATATCATTAGAGTTTTTATCGTCATCGGACTGGTCATCAAGTTGGTCACTCAATAATATTTCTGATTCGCCTTCTATCTGCGGTATGGCTAGCCCGCCGCCGAAACCAGAGACTCCAATCTCTTCACTAACTGATAGCTTTGGACTTAAAAAACTGCTAATTTTATTGTCGGGTTTTTTATCCTTCTCAGCCCCATCTTCAGTCTTGCCATTTTTAATAAGATGTTGCTCCTTCACAAATATCCCAATATCCATAATCATAGCAGCAGGATAAGAAAGGTAATCGCTTCCATTTTCAGATAAAGATATTGTATCGCCTAGCTCTTTAGTCTGATGAAATCTGATTTTATAATCAACAGCGTCGTCTGTATACCCAAAATCTAATGTTATTATTGTATTGTCTAAATTTATAGCCATAATTCTCTCCTATATACTATTTTCGGAAAATAGTATAATTTTAATATGTCTTTTTTCCTACTTTGTCATCTAAATACTCTGAATCTACAATTCTTGTCTCCCAGAAATGCTTCCAAAAATCTGTACTCTCTCTAACCAAATCCGGAAAAGGTTGAGGTACTTTCCAGCCAGACTCTTGAGCCCAGAACGATAAAAATCTTATATCTGGATTATAATAAGCGTCATTCCCAGGCGATGAATTAAAACTCATTATATATATACTGCCATCATAATATAGGTGTAGTAGAAACGAAGACTCTCCAAAGCTACTAGTTATTGAGACTTCAGATTCTAGCATCCATTCTTTAGCGAAGTCATCTGACATTATTTTTTGTACTTCTTTATATAATCCATTTGCTTCTAATAATGTAATATCACCAAAATCTATTTCAAAATCCTCAGCCACTAGAATAGTCCCTCCTTTTTATTTTTTAATGTTTTATACGACTTTATGCGCTCTGATCTGGGAACATAAATTTCTGGAAATAAGGAATTATCAACTTGCTCTATTCTATCTCTGGCGAAATCACAATATTTTTCCTCATTATCTATACCAATATATTTCCTGCCGAGCCTATATGCAACATAAGGAACAGTTCCACTACCAGAAAAAATGTCCATAATAGTATTCCCTCTATACGAGAATAATTTTATAACTCTTTTTGCCAGTTCTTCCGGAAATGGGACGGGATGACCGCCGACCTTCTTGGTTTCAGGGTGGATAAACCATGTCGAAAAAGTCCAGGCTTCGAACTCTTCCTTTGACATGTCTGATAATTCTGGATCTCCACCTAACTTCCATCCATCTTTAGAGAATACTAAAATATATTCGTGATTACGCCGTATAATAGGGTTAGAACACGAAAGGTAACTCCCCCAAGCCGTAGCTTTTCCAACCGAATTTTGCTTATACCAACAAATTTCGGTTCTGAATAGAAGACCTATTTCTGTCATTATATTATACAAATGTGCATAAATACATCTGACATATTCTTTATCCTTGTCTACCTGCCTATTCGTCATGGCATCAATATTTATAGCGATTCTTCCGCCAGGAACTAATACTCTTTTACATTCTATAAAAATTGTTTTTAGCCACAATAAATAGTCATCGTACAACATGTCGTCTTCATGATTCCCATAGTTTATTTTTACATTATAGGGGGGCGACGAGAAAATAAGATGAACAGAGTTATCGGTTATCTTTTTTAATCCAGACAGGACATCGTCACATATTATTTTATTGACTGTTTCTTCCATTTATTATCTTCCCATTTTTTCTGTTTTAATCTAAAAGGCGGAATATGATATTCGTTTTCACCTAATATAAAATTATAAACCTCTATCAATTCGTTAATATTCTCGGATGATATAAGAAAATCTATTTTCTGATAAACCTTATCAAGAAAGTCTAATTCGTTTTCCTCGTAGTCCACCTGTTCTAAATACATTAATCCTAAAGATGATATTTCTAATGAGATATCATCAAATATTTTTTTAGTCTCTTCTCTACCAGACTGATAATCTTTTTTAATACTATTTATTAAAAAAGGTAGTTCCTGCTCTCCTGATACGTCTATACTCCCGCCCAACATCTCTAGAGCCTTTCTCCAGGAGATATTATTCAAATTAGCATATAGGGATACCACATCTCCACTTTTCTTACATCCAAAACAATAATAGTTTTGATGAGACCCAGGCTTGTCATATACGGTAAATGATGGTTTAGTCTCTGTGTGCCCGGGCATCGGGCAAAGATATAGCAACTTGTCTCTATAGGTTGATACGGGAATATGTCCAGCAGATTCTAAAAGATCAGTTATTAGATTGTTACTTTGGACCTGTTCTATAATTATTAAATTTTTATTATCCATTATTACAGTTAGAAAGAAACTCATCAAAGTTATTTGAGGTCTCATCCTTTTTAATATGTTCATCGAAATTCAGGGCATCGCTATCATTTATTTTATTCATAATCTCTTCCTGGTTCTGAGTGTAAAAAGTAGTATTAATACTTTTAATTAAACTAATTTTTGGGTCTACTTCTAACATGGTTTTATTAGACCCGTTAGAAAATACGTTTTTGCCGTATCTAGATTTAATCTGTATAAATTCTATTCTTGTATTATCATTGGCCTGTTGAGGCTTCATCTGCGCATACATAGCATCTGAATCAGCACTATATTGATGAGATCCATGAATATCTTCGGAATAAAAAACACCCTTAGAGCCTGACTTCCTGTATCTTTTTAATCCCTCTCTTCCTAGTTGAGCTCCAGAAACAACACAAAGCCCCTCTTCATGAATAGCCCCTGGTTTTCCCATCGTTCTTAGATATTTTAACATATCTCCAACTTCTAAATCGTTTCTATCTCTACGGTGGGTTGTTTCGTCGGGAATTAAATTTGCGATATAGTCAACAACAACAAGATTAGGCTTGAACACGTCGATATTTCGCTCTATTTCCCTGCGGATAGTAGACACTGGAATTTGCTCTGGAGCCTCCATAATATAAAAACTACAATGGTGCTCATTCTCGATTGATTTCACTTGGAACTCAAAATCGCGAGCTTTATTTAACTGATCTACAGATAAGAATTTTGGATGTTGCAATTGCTCAAATGGTATTTGTGTTTCTCTAGACATAAATTTTTGATACATCTTCTCCCTTGGCATCTCTAACGGGACATATAATACATTTTTATGAGATAATTTCCATACATTAATAGCGACGTTTAGCATCATCGTAGAATTATGCGTAACAATATTATTAGAAACAAAATTATGAGATCCAGCCATACAGACCTCATATGTCTGTTCTTTTCCAATATATTCTATGTTAGATATCTCATCCCAATAAATATCACTATTCGCTATATCTAATAATTCTTGATCATTATTTAGATATTGAGCAATACGAGACAAAACAGCCCTGCTTATAGAGCTATCCTTATTACCGCAATGTCCTAAATCTTGTTTCCAATTATCATAAACCCCTCTTCTATAATATCTTCTACATCCAGTTTTAGACTTATTATATTCTTTAAACTTGCTATCTAATAACTCCCAAATTTTTGATGGGATAACATCTCTATTAGTATTAGATTTTGAGCTTTTCTCTTTTATCCTATCTATATTGTCTAATAATAATTGCTGTTTTTTACCGGTGAAACCAATTTGTTCGTAAAATGAATGTATTTGAGGACAATCCGTTATATTAACTCTCCACGTAAATCCCTTATCGATTTTAACAGAATCTTTTTTATAATATGATTTATACTTTTTTATAGACGCTATTATTCCAAATTTTAATAAAAGATCCCTAACATCTTTTGACAATTGTTCTGATGAAGTGTAATAAGAAATAACATATTTTTCTCTATTTCCACTCGCAGATATTTGTAGCCCTCCATCTACAGAATACATCATTCTCAATAAAGAAGATAAGGATTTTTTATTCCACGAAAATACATCATTATGGATTCTTTTATCAACAGCCTTACACCCTATGTCAAATTTATTAATAAGATCTTGAGCTCCACGTATTCCATATTGTCCCTTAATTCTAATACCATGTTTGTGTTTACAGACCATTTTCATGTTAATTTTATAACAAGAAGATTTCATAATTTTCACAATAGCGGGGTCCAGGTTCGTAGAAGTAATGTTTGTAAAAGTTCCACCCTCTGAAAGCAATCCGCCTAAAACGACAGGAATTCCTTCTTGCACAGAAATTTTACCGAATGGAGATTTTCTAGAAATGGCTAGCGTATCTCCTTTCGTTAATGTAGATGTCGCTCTATATCCCTCCCAGGATAAATGTCTATGATCTTCTGTAGACTTTATTTCATGACCAAGACGCGTTGTAATTTTATAACAGTCTTTCTTTCCAGTATCTATAACATCTAAAATATTTACAAATTCTATTTTATGATTACAAGGATTAAATTGCATCAACTTATCTTTTCGTCCTAACCGATTTCTCCTATATAATTCTTCAAGCGTGACCCTCGTTCCATCTTCTAAATTCTGCAAATTATTATAATGTCCGCACTTATAGCCTCCGACATCTCCACAAAATAAGATTAGAGAACCAGGAGCAAACCCCGTTCCCAATGTCTCATCTATTTCTTTAATATGGCATAGTATCGTATCATCTCCACCCTTTTTATTTCTATTTTCTACTAGTTTATTATAGAATATCGGGGCGTAATCCGAAACAGATTCATAATATATTTTATTTTCACTCGAAGAATCTACTACTATATCACCCAGATTAAGAGCTAATCTTTTGGCGGCAATCAGTCCGCCACTTATTTTCGTGTCTTTTTGATAATCTTCAATGCATTTTAAAGTATTTCTATCTACAGATGCCTCAAAAATTTTATTCTTCAAGTCTGGATAATCATTGATATCGACATTTAACATATTAGATATATTAAATATATGCTCTTGAGCCTGTATATCTAATTTGGCCTTAACATTCTTTTTAATAAAAGAGATAAAGGTCTTTCTGGTTAATAATACCCCGTCGTTAAACGATGCCGTAATCGCTCTGAGGATGTAGTGATGTGCCTCATCGAAGTATTTAGTACTTAGCGGGCTAGTCAACCAGTCAGACACTAATTCCTTATTCTGTAAAAGAAGACTGATAAAGTCTTTCTCTATTTTAAGTTTTTCTTTATAGTCTATCATTTATTACTCGCCAAAGAAATTATAAAAGTTTTTGGATCTCTAATTATTTTAGTTATAGCGACTCCCAAAGCATCTTCTGAATTAAATTTAGTTATATCAAATCTAATGACTAAAATAGTGGGCAACCCGTCATTTAGTCTTTCTAAGAAAAAGGCGTCTAGAGCCTGTTTTCTCCAGCGCTGGTCAGTGTACGTTATGTCATCTACCACTAGCCAATCAGAAGAACATAATTCGGAAACGCTAACATCATCTTTTTTAAGAACTTTATTTTCTAATATGGGATATTCTATCCAGTCATATGTTTGGCAAAAACTATCATCACCAGAAAGTCTACTTTTTATAGCTTCTTTCATTATTAATGATGCAATAAGAGTTTTGCCTTTTGGGCTTTTACCTGACTTTTGATTCAACGATGAGTCATCGAAAATAACTACATTACTGCCAGTTAGACGCCTTTTAGATATACAAGAATGACTATCTAGAACCGTAGATGGTGTCTCTTGTATTTTTAAAATGTCAATACCTGTCCAACAGTAATCAACGACTTTTTTCTTAGCCTCAAGAGCCACACCAGCATCAATAAGCAGATTATTATCGAGAGATAGACCGTCAAAATCATGAATAGTAAATTTATAGTATGGGTGGGGTATTACGCAACGCAGATATGCCTGAGTCTCTGCCGCGATCTTACAAGTACACTTGTCTCCCTTTGGACACTTTGAGATATCGTCAACATTACAATATTTTTTAGACATATATCTCTCTAGCTCTTGTTTAATATTAATTATATCTTTCATTTTATATCTCTAATTGTTTAACATCATCATAGATAGTGGAACCAGCACACTGAGAAGGAGGTCTATTAGCCATAGTGCAACAATCTTTTGCCCACGACCGCATCTCGTCAATAACGTCACTTCGCATGACAGATAGGGGTTTAAAAGATTTTAATGCTGATAGAATATCGTTATCAACTATAGTCCTTTTAGATTCTGAAAAACCAACGAATAGAGCAGAAACGATAGCTTTTTCAATTTCTGCCCCACTATAGTTTTCGCTATTTAATGCGAGACAATCGATATCAAAATCGCCATCATTTCTTTTATACCTTTTTAACAGGGCTTTAAAGATAGCTTTTCTTTCATATAGGTGGGGAAGGTCAACAAAAAATATCTCATCAAATCTTCTCATAAATTCTGGAGGTAATTGCGTATAATCGTTAGCCGTGGCGAATACGAATACGGGTTTTTCTTTTTCTTCCATCCAAGTTAAAAACGTAGAGATAACTCTATTTGTAGTTCCCCCATCTGTTTGCCCGCTTGATTTTCCACCAGACAAACCTTTTTCTATTTCGTCCAGCCAAAGAATACACGGGGATACAACCTCAGCCAGTTTAATCGAATCTCGCGATCTCTCTTCGCTTTCTCCCTGTAATGATCCGAATAGTCTACCGAAGTCTAATCTCAAAAGCGGCATCTGGTATAAGCTAGCGACAGCTTTAGCACATAAGCTTTTTCCTGTCCCACTGCAACCGATAGTTAATACTCCCTTTGGACATGGAATACCATACTCTGCGGCTTCGGGATGGAATGCTAATAGCCGAAGTTTTAGCCAATCAACAAGATTATCAAGCCCACCGATATCATCCATAGAGACTTTAGGTTCTAAGAATTCTAATGTGCCTTTTTTCCTAATAATTTGTCGCTTCTCTTTAAGTATTGATGGAATAACAAACTTTTTATGTAGAACTAGAGATTTTGCATAAGCCATCTGAGCCTCTACTAGAGTTAAACCACTAACAGATTTAATAAGGGTGTTTTCATTTTTTGTTGTTTCTTTTTTTAGGTTAGGTAATTTACCTTGTTTCTCGACAGCTTTAACCATACTCCATAGCGCTTTTTTAATTTCTAAATCGTTTGGGTATGGAAAATCTACAACAGAAATACTATTTTCTAATGCTGGAGACGTTCTAAAAGATGGGCCAGTCATAATTATATGTGTCATAGAATTTATAGATGCGAATGTCTTTAATCTTCGTTCTATATCTGGAGTAACAACATCTGGGGCTATCCACCTATGAAAATCTAAAAGTATATAGATATTTCCAGATATTCCATTAGTCTTCATAAACTTCGCGTTTTGAATATCCTTCTCAGCCTCTCCTATTATTTTAGTTAATATCTCTTCTGGGATAGTCAAGTCTGTTGTAGTCGCGGCGTCTTTTTGTCCAGAAAGCAAATCGATAGCTCCCAAATAGCAATCCCAAACGTGCGTTCTGTATCCTCTAACCGCAGACAAATATTTAAAATAATCTTTAAGTCTTTTTTCCTCACTACATGTCAAGAAAATAAGAGGTGAGCGGCTTTTAAGTAGAGCCAGTATATCATTGTGAAAATCTTGAGTCGCCATCATCTCTAGATTCTGTTCGTAATTAGACACGCCTATCTTTTCTTCGTCTTGGGCCATCAAATAATCTCCTCTTTACGTCTTAGGGGTTAGTACTATACTAAACATCTTATCTCCGGGCTCTTCTTTTCCGAAATCCGCCTTGTCTGCGAAAGCGTTAGCATTCTCTCTAAATTTAATCTTTGCTTGAGCCTGATGGGGCATAGGGCAACCCTTTAGTTTTAAAGTATACTTCACCTTATATTTCTTATCTAGGAATTTGTGGACTAATCTATGCTTGGTCTCAAGATCGTGATCAGATATGCCGTGTCCAATTCTAACTTCCTTTATGATTACGACATTGTGAGAATTCTTTTTATCTTTTTTAGATTGATGATATTTATATTTTCCATAATCTATTATTTTACAAACTGGAAAAGTTTCGCTACCTACAGAGAATTGAACAAGATCTAGTCCCAAATCCCTAGCCTGGCTAATTCCCTCATCTCTGCTGACAACACCCTTAAATTCTCCGTTCTCATCTATAAGCGTAATTCGTTTATTATAGATGTCATAATTCAACTTCTTTTCATCGCTCATTCCCTATATTTCTCCTATATATCAATAATAATTGAATAGTCTTCTTTTAACTTTTTTATAATCATTTCTTTAGTGACTTTTCCCAGATTGTTGTTATATTTTTCAGTTTTTTCTTTTATCTTAGCGATACTCCCATTCTGAGTTGATGATGTAATAACCTGCGACACCTTCTCATATAATCTGGCTTCGCTTAATAAGTTTTTTTCCAATAAATAATTAATTGACAATATCAATCCGTAATTAAAAACTAAAGCCTCGAAACTTAAAGAATAAAACATATCTAAGTCTTTCTCTGAAACAGAATTATCTACATTTGTTGAGGGCGAGGTTGTCGCTGCTGGGGTGGAATTATCTTGATAATTATAAGCAGAACAAAACGCACTTAGAGGCTTCTTATTTAACATAAAATGCAGCCAGAATTTTATGTTAAAATCTTTACAATAGAGCAGCCACTCTCTATAAAAATAATCAATATAAGCTTTTAATAATATATTATCGCAGAAGCCGTAAGAATCTCTAAGCTGAGTCTTTACCCTACTTAAATATGTTGTAACCCCAAGCAGGTTAAAGCTCCAAGGTTCTCCAACAGTCTCTGAATATTCTTTTTCCATATAAAATGAAAAATCTCTTTGACTCCATTCTGCTAAATCTCTAGACTGATAGCGTGAAACTTTTCTAGACTTGGGCCAATGCGAAAATGTATTTTCTTTCTTTTTTGCAGCACTATTTTTCGGGTTTTTAGCCCCATTAAGGTTATCTATTAAAATAGATTCTATATCAAACATTTACTTCTCCTGGTGGTTAAGCCACTATAAGATATTCAACACTATCAGATTTTTTCCTATACTTATACTGGTGATTTACTGCATAAACTTCTCTTATTTTCCTAACTTCAGAAATCACTTCTTTAATTTTGTCTATATTCGACCAGCTTGAATCATTGTAACTTATTGCCCAGACAGGGATATAAATTAACTCCGAAATTAGCTGCCTAAAATTTTCTTCGTAATTACTTATATCAACAAATTTTTTGCAGTTTCCACTAAAAATATCTGTACTTTGTCGGATATACGACTCGCAGAAACCATACATCGCAGCGTAATCACTTTGTGCGGCCCCGTACGGAGGATCAATATAGGCGATATCTACGGCTGGCTTGTCGTTCTTTAATAATTCTATACAGTCTTTGTTATAAACCTCATGCCCACCAAGATCATTTTCTATATTTAAATTCTTCCACTCTATTTTATTAAAGTTAATTTGCTGCCCACGATTTCTATGATGCTTAATGCGATGGTCTACCTTAGCCAAGATTTGCCCGTTATTTAATCTGCCGCCGATAAAGCACCTATCCATTATAAATAATTGTATATTAGCGAAAACTAGAGCTCTTTTAGTCTTATCTAAAGCGGAATCGCTAGGGAATACCTTATAGATATTATAATATATCCTATCTAAATTATTTGCTTCTTCTTCTGTAAACCTATCGATAAAATTATCTAAAACGAAATGATTATGGTTATCGAATCCTTCGTCATTTTTTATAAGAAACTCAGATTCGTCTGTAGATATTTTCACTATATTGTTTTTGACAAAAGCTTCCGCATAAACAGAAGAAGATAAAAGAATATCATTAGATACAACCCTCTTCCCCAACAATTTCATCATCATAGAAACACAGGCACTACCACAAAATAAATCTAGAATTGAATCATATTCTATATTGTTCTTTTTTAAAACATTTATAATTTCTACAATCAAATCTCTTTTATTACCGATATATGGGTTTTTAAAATTTTTAATTATATTTCTAAAATATAATATATTCGACTCTTTTGTATTGACACAAGATTGACTAACAAAATCTATTTCTTCTGGGCAACTGAATTTTACCATTATTTATACCTTAATATCTTTAATATTAAATGCTGGTTCTGTCTGATATATCTTTTTTCTTTTTTTTCCGTGAGCGGAAAGATATTTACAACTATCTTGTATATCAACCACAGTGGCCGAGTCTTTTACCCTGCCAGATGGAGAGGTATAAGGTCTTAGAACTCTTCCCACTCTTTGCAAAGCACGAGTCTGACTTTTTCCCCCACCGGCAAGGATTAGAGTGTCAAGAGGTTTACAGTCAATTCCTTCATCGAAAATCGAGGTTGCGACAGTCACTCCTGCCCTACCTTCTCTCATTTTTTGCAGGTGATCTTTTCTTTGTTTGCTAGAATGTTCGCCATGTAGAAAAACACTACCATCTATCAGTTTTTCAAGAATCTTTCCATGACTAACATGCTGACATAAAATTAAAACGAGTCTTCCCTGCTCCTCAAAATTTTTAGCTATTTTAGCTATATATTGATTTCTTTGTAAATTTTCGACAATGCCCGTTTTATAATATTCATGATATGAGAATAAATCTTCCTTTGGCATTCCGAGATCAAACGGCAACAGGTAAATATCTGGTCGAATCAAATATTTATTAGGATGTTCTATTAAATATGATGCTGTAATATTGCAAATTTGCCTACCAAAACAAGCATCAATCAAAATATCATCTCCCTTGTCTCTCCAGGGAGTAGCACTTAGCCCCCATCGATAACGGGCGGAAATAGAGTTATCTGCTATTATTTGAGCCGTTTCTGATGCCCAATGCTGACAATTGTGAACCAGCATCCCATTTGCGAAAAAACAATGAGTTTTTTCTACCGAAATATCATAAACAGTATCTTCATTTATATTCTCAATGCTTTCTATCTCCATATATTTTATACTGCATAAATGATGGGATATATTCTTCGACAAGGGGGCGTATTCTTTGAGTGGCTTTTTTTGACAAATATAAGATATAATACCTTCTTGCTTTTTGAATAGTGGTTTTTCCATATTTATTAGAGAACCATTCAGAACACAATTTAACCTCTTCAAAAGAAAATCCTTCAGTATGAAGTCTAATTCCTGGGCCATGTGCCGACCCGTCATCTCCGATCCATAAAGCGAGTCCAATATGTCCGATATTATTAAGCCATTCTGTTGTAATTCTTTTCTTACCGATAGCATATGCGATCTGGCATGCTCTAAAAAGATCTGGGAGGCAAGGAGTTCTAAAACAAATAGACATCTTTCCGAACCCTTTATTTTCTGCTTCATAATATTTTGGAAATAAATTTTTAAAAATATTTGCTTTGTACTTTGCCCATTCCTTTTGACATAATCCATGATTCCAACAAAATCTTGCGTTTTTACTCCTAACAGAAGGAAAAGTAATAAAAGAATCTCCCAAAAGAGTACCACAAATTGCTTGAAACTCAAACTGTGATAATTTAAAGTCATATAAAATATTTTTCTTGTCATGACCATAAATGTATTTTCTATAAGAAGATCCCCCTTTGTTCTTAATAAAAAGATCCAAGGAGTTATATCGTAAATTAACTTTTTTTCCACATCCGCATTTACATAAAGGCGCCGAGGCAACCATTTGTTCAAATTTTTCATTCCATTCTGATCTACTACGTTTTTTGATTTGATGGCCCAATACATATTTTGGATATCTACTAGGGCTTTTTGATCGCACATCGATTTTTGTTCCACATCCGCATTGACAAAGGACAAAATCTTGTCTTTTGTTTCTAAATTCCCTGCTTGGACCCATCCTCTTTTTGTCTTGATTAAATGATTTTTTGTGCATTTTATTGACTTCCCAGAACAAAGCCTTATCTTAATTAATTTTTTCTTACCTTTATTTACAAAATGAGTTATTTTGTTCCATACAGCACTAGCTCCATTAAAACTAAGTATTTCCTCTCCAATAAATTTATTTAATTCTCTCATTTTTACATGACCAAAATTTTTAACAAAAACAAGAGCGTCTCCTGTTATGCACTCGTCAGCCATAAAACCTTTTGCCGACTGTATTAACAATAGAATATCGTTTTTTTTCTGCTCTATTACTTTTAATTCTTCTTTTGATACCTTTTCCTTATCTTCGTCATCGAATCTAATATATTTACCGCCCAATGATCGAACTGCCGTTTGGACAGTCATAACGTTTATATCTTTAATATCAAACTTTCCATTTCCAATTATTCCAACCCCCAACGGCGAACCATTATATCTCAAAAATTTACCAAACTCTTGCTGTGTCTGCTGGAGTAAATCTATAGATGGAACATAAAAAACAAATGGAGATACACCGATCTCTTGGATTATGCCAGCAGCTATAGCAGTCTTGCCAGACCCTGTTGGGCACTTTATTAGCCCTCTTTGCATCTCAACAGACTTTTTTATTACTTCAGTTTGGTAATCTCTAAACTCAAAATCTGCCGACATCTCTAATTCTATATTTTTACTTACGGCATCTCTTATATCAAATATCTCTAACTCGATACCGTTAGATACTAAAAAGTCTCTGGCTTTATTAAAAAGTCCTGTGGGGAAATGAGTGCCTTTCTTTTTTATAGAACACTTACACGACCTTTCATTGAAGTGCAAAGTACTTTCTATCCCATCCCAATTTTTATTGCCATATTTTATTTTAAAAATGGCAGTTTCCGGACGATAACCAAGAAGCTTTCTTAGACCTTGATATACGTCAGAGGGGAGCCGGTCAGCGATATAAGTTACAGTATTAGAAACGTATAGTTTTACTTTTTCACTCATTAGATACTATTTCGAGGGGGTTTTTTCATCTTTTTCTTTGTTTGTTGAGGAGTTTTCCATTTTTTTATAACATCTTTTGTGCTATCGGGGACAATAGAAGGATCATATAACGAGAAATCCTGCCCCTTATTATCTCTTTTTTTAAAATTGGGTTGATCGTCAACAGAGGGACCGGTGTCATTAAGATATGTCGCTGTTTTTATTACTTTCATTGTCTTCTGTCCAATTACTTACCCGTTGCAGCATATATCCTAACTTTTGATATATCCCTAACATTTTATTTCTGGCAAAATGGGTGGAAGAATTATCTAATAAATTAATCGCACCTTGAGTTTTTGCCATTGAATCTTTCAACTGTTTAACCATAAAATCTTTTTCATTTTCATATTTTTTCATATTTTTTCAGCTTTCCAGGCTCCGATTGGCTACCATATTCTATCTGAGCCCAAATTCTCTTCTATTAATTTAACATCTCCTGGCTGCACTTCTCCGGAAATAGTCCGCAACAGAGCCTCATAAGTCAGTCCCGCCCTTCCAGCCGCTTTTCTTGCTTTATCAATTTTGTCTTGCACTTCTTTATAATATGGAGCCATTTCTTTATAAGTTGACCAATCAGACCCTCTAACAGGATCTAATAGTTTTTCTATTATCCCTAGAAACCACCAGGATGCCCCAGGACCGTTCATCTGTGCGGTTTTAAGAGTAGTAGACAAAACTTTCCACTCCTCGTCTAAATCCAATCCAGAGAATACCTTCAGCATAATAATAAAGTCTGATGCATCACTATCATTATCGAACGACAGTTTAGCTACACCGCTAATTTTATCTATAATCTCTGTACCATCTATATATGAAATAACATCTTTCGCATTTAAACCGTGAAGCTTAAGTGCAGCACATAGTAAAGCCGATTGCTTAATAACCTCATTCGAGATATCCGTATTTAATATCACAAAATCTTCTTTTTCATTCTCGGAATAACAGGAAACGTCTACCCAAGCAGTAGGCGTTAATATAACAGGGCAGTTTTTAACCTCAACCTCGAAAGCCGGACAAAGGATATCTTTCATAATAATCCAAGTAAGGGTCTGCTGGTATAGCCGCTGCACGACATTCTCATTCTCCTGGAATGAAGAAATTTTACGCAAATAATTAAAAATAGCATTTAATAAATTTAATCTATAAATCTCATTACAAAAAACGTCTTTAGAATAAATATTTTCAAAATTTGTAATATATAAACTAATCATACGATACATCGCTAAAGATAAATTACTAGGATTTCCAATAAATAATTTACCATTGATAAAACCTATTTTATCTTCTTTATCAAATTTAATTTCTATATCTATAAATTCTACATTATGATATTTACAAATAGAGCGCAGAATAGATTCTACTATTTTATAATTACTAATGTTATACATTAAACACCGTTTTTCCGATTGTTGAATTCTTTAACGCCATCCTGTTTATATTGCTCTACCGACGAGGAAGAAAATCCTAATTTAATTAAAAAATCCTCCCAATATTCACAACTATTTAACTCGTCTATCATCTCACCAAACTCACTATCCGATATTTTTGAGGCCACCGAGGTTTTCCTGTCTATCTTTTTCTTAGAAATAACTCCTTCATCTATTTCCTCATCTATTCCTTCATCTATTCCTATTCCTTCTGTATATTCCTGGACCATGTCGCTAACAAAATCTTCAATTGTCATAAAGTCTAATTCTACTATAATCTTATGTTCGCAAGGACATAAAAAATCAAAGAAAAATACAGTTTTCTCTTTATATTTAGAGCTAACTCTAATTCCTATTCCCAAAATCCCGTTTTCATCCATAGTCTTTTGACATTGTGGACATCGATATTTATGCAAATCTTTTTTAAGCCACGTTGGAAGATCTATCATATTTATAATCCTATTAAAAATTGAAAAACTGAATCTCTACTCAACACCATTTACCTCTTCTCATCTAAATGTAGATTATAAGACCAGGTTATCCCTCTCTTATCGTGTATGCCAAATATTTTCTGTTCCGCTCTTGAACTCCTTTGTAAGTTTTTAAGTGAATAGATGTCCGAACCAACGAATGAACCATTAAACAAAAGTTTTCCGTGATTTGTTGTTATCTCTGCTGCATTATGAAAGTGAGCAGCGAGAGTATAGTCTGGAATTTCCCCCAAAACTCCAATCATTTGCTGCTCATAAGTTTGAAGACCTTTTAGCGGAGTTCCGCCCCCGCGAACGTCCTCTCCATGAATTAATAAAAATTTATGATGTCTAATTTCCTCTAACATCCACCAGGTCTTAGGTACTACAAATTTTACTCTAGGATTATTAGAAAATCTAGACTCTAAGAATTTATAACATAAGAAATCCCAATTAACATATTCTTTTTCAAATCCTTTAGGAGCGCATCTTCCGTGATTCCCTGCAACACCATAAAATTTTATGTCATCAAAAATATCTAGCCAATAATAAATCATATCAGATATGGCATCATAACCCGCAATCATTTGGTCATAAATTGGCATGTTAATATATGTTGGGCTCCAATTCCCGACATTATTCATCCCAGCCACTATGTCACCAAGACAGAATATATGAAGGGTTGGAATCTTATATAAATGTGAATGCAGTTCAACTATATCTTCTGTTCCTCTTTTTAAAGTTTCGATACGCTTATAAAAGATATCTTGGTTATATTCGCTTATACCGCCAGTTTCTTCTAAAGAATGTTCATGACCAATATGGGTATCAGAGAATAAAAGCCCGACATCCTCATTTGAATGCTCATATTTTGTTATACTTCTAACTTTTGTTGCTTTACTTTTTATCTCTTTAGTTGGTAAACGTTCGATAGCCGAAACTATTCTGTCTGCTATTAAATCTGTTTTATACATGTCAGCTTTGAGTCGTCTATCGTTTAAATTCGACAGATGTTGTCCATAGCCCCTTTTTAAATCCTCTTTCATGCGGTGAGTATTTTTGTCGTAGAATTGAGTCTCTGTCCAGTTTGTAGCTCTATATTTTTTTTCACAGGAAGCAACACTTCTTTTTAGGTCTAAAGCTATTAGCCTATATGGAATATTTTCCAATCTTAATGCATATAATATTTCCATTTCTTTTTCCGTCCAAGCTTTTGTATTAAAATTACTATTGCTTGTTTTTTTATTCATGATATTTATCCTTTTTTATTAAATCGTAATATCTACTTACTATGTTATCAAAACAGAAGTCACTCTGTGCTTGTTTCTGCCCTTCTAAAATAAGTTTATTTCTATACTCACTATTCTCTAAAATTTTAATCAATGCCTCTGAGAAAGTGTTAAATATCTCTTTGTCATAAGTAAAATTGTTATCTATATCTAAATTTTTATTAGCGATAATAATACCGCCGGACAATTCTGAGGAATTTCCAACAGGTAACGAAACCCAAGGAGTTTGTGACGCCATAGATTCAATCAGAACTAATGGAGCCACTTCTTTCTGAGAGGGAAAGGCAAAAACATCTGCGGCTAAGAACGCAGAAACAACATCTTCTCTGTCTATATCTGTTAATAATTTAAAATCTATATTTTCGTTTTTAGCGATATTTATAAATCTATCTTTTAAAATTTTAGAAAAGGGAACATCCGTTTTTGCGCTTATAAAAATAGCGATAGAATTTTTAACTTTATTTTGTACCCTTTTAATAATTTGTGGTAAAAATTCCTGTCCCTTACCTGGAAAGAAATTAGAAACACACAGAATTATCTTTGCATTCTTGTCTACGTTATATTTACTTCTAAAATCAACTTTACAATTTCGGAATTCTGAAAAATCAACACCGTTTGGAATTACAGAGACAGGTATCTTGTAATGTTTGCACATTAAATAGTCTATGTATTTTTGAGAATGAACAACAACATTTATATCATTTTTGTTTTGAATTAACTTTTGTAAGAGTCTACCGTCCTGTCTCATTGCATTCATACCAACTAAAGCTATTGTTTTTCCACATTTTATATTTTTAATATTATTTAAAAAATATGACCAATGAAAAAACATATCGCTATAAATTAGAACATGGTCAGGTTTTTCTTGTATTAATTCTTTTAAAAATTTTTGAGGAGATGGACTTAAATTTTTATATAAAACATTATTATATCTGATTGCGGGACCAACATGAGATTTGCTTATAATTGAACAATCACAATTAAATTGTTGGTACAAAGATTCAGCAATTTGTTGAACAACTTTCTCACATCCCCCACAATGAGGCCATGAATGATTTACTAATATAAAAATTTTCATTATCAGTTATTATTTAAACTCTGGTAAATATTTTTGCTTTAATATAGGTATGTCTTTTTTATTCCACTTGGTTTTAAATTTACTCCAACTACTTTGAAGAATGGCTTGCTTTTCCGTAATTCCGATATTCCCTAAGGTTTGATGAGCCATATGAATTATTTTTGCTTTAAAATTCCACCCGATTTTAAATCCGGCTTTATGAGCTCTAAAATTAAAGTCAGGATCTTCGAAATAAGCTGGATTAAAAATTACATCAAACATACCTATTTCATCAACAACTTTTTGTTTAATTAACATTCCTCCACAACCAACATAACTAAAATCTTGATTTAATTTATCGTTTTTTCTACAAGGCATAAATACGTCATTAAGTTTCCAAGCCTCTACACCAACTAAATCATAACCAGAATTTAAAACAGATAAATGATGGTCTAACCAGCCTGGACAAACATACTGGTCATTATCTAAAAACATTATATGATTTGGTTTCCTATTCTCATCTTTAGAAGTATTATATCCTAAATTTCTTCCTCCAATAACACCTAAATTCTCAGGGCATAAAACTAAAATTGAATTAAATTTATTTGTTTTATAAACATTGTCAAGAAGAAATTCTACTGTTCCATCTGTTGAACCGTTATCAATCCATACCAGACGAATGGATGTTTTTGGAAGATTTTCTGAGAAATGTTCTAAGAAGTTTTTAGAGACTTGAAGATGATTATTAGATAAAACAATTATATCGACATTAATTTCTTTATGGTCTAAATCATTAAAGAATACTTTTGTTTTTGAAAATTTTTCTGTGTACATAAGCTCGCTTCGCTCGCAAAAACCGTTCTTTTCAAGAACGGTTAGTAGTTTTATTTTTAATTATCTTGTAACTTCTATAAATATATTTTTTAGTACTCTCAAGTACATAAGGATACAAAAATAAAATACACTTCTTCAAACAAAATTAGAAGTTTTGAAAATTTATTATTCATCTTTTTTAAAAAGATATCCCCAACCATAGATTTTGACAGTAGAATCTGTATTATAGTTTTTAATTTCATTGGCTATCTTTAAAAATTGTCTATTGGCAATATTAATCGTAAAATTACTGTATTTCTGCGTTTTAAATAATATCTCTCCACGCCTGGGGTATGCAAAGTATTCACTATTGTTTACTATATCTCCGTCACTATTAAATAAAACAATAAATGCCCCATCAGCCCACGGCCCATTTGTAGTTTTATAAAGAAATTTGTCAACTCGAATTAAAGGCTCGAAGGATTGTCCTAAAAATTCTCCGTCTCTTTTAGGAATAATAAACTTGCCATTTTTATCTTGAGAAGGAACTCCGTAATTCCCAAAATCTAGCCAGTCAGCCGAAGTACTAGACAATGATATTCCAGATTTAATAAATTGACTATATATATCTGTTGAGTCTGTTTCTGTGCTAACAACTATTTCTTTTATTGGAGTCAACAAATCAATAGAATTAGTGAATATATAATCGATCTTCGGTTTTGTTATATCTATAAAAAGCCCAGTGACTAAAGGATCTGGAAAAGATCCGCCATATTCATTATAAACTAAGCCTGATAATAATTCAAAATCGAATTTAATATATTTTCCATCTATTTCGCTCAAATTAACGGTTGCATTCGGTTCAATCCAGTTAGAATACTCTGTATAATTATACCGATCCTGACTAATTGCAAATCTCCACCTACCATCCGAGCTAGACGGTAGAGTAAAATACGCTGTCAAATTATTTATTCTATAAATATCTAAAAAGTCATAAATATACGTTGCAGAGCCATAGCCTAACGATCCACGAACGCCACCAGATAATAGACCGATATAATCGTTGATAGAATCAGTGTCATTTAGCGTGAGACTCTGTCCTTTTGTTTTATTAGATATGAGATTATAATCTTTTATTATAGTCTGTTCGTATAATGATGGAGAAATATCATTGAATGATATATTTGAAATAATTACAGGAACATTTTCTGAACCTATTCCCAAAACCCTATCTATGGCCCCATTAGTGGTTATTGTTGATGAATTAGGCTCGTCGTCACAAAATACCATAATCAATTTTTTGTCATCGTCGTATAATATATTTGATAAATCAATAGTACTTTCCTCGATAGCCGATTGTAAAGGAGAGTTCCCTATAGGCTCTAAAGTCGAAAGAGTATCTATTATATCTATCGCTTCGTTGCCACCAATCGGAATTGCGGTTAATGTCTCTATTTCTGAAATATATCCAGAACTGGATTTGCAATTTATATACGAAGCATTATTTTGATATAATTTGTTTGATAAAATAGAAATGATTTCGTCTTCACCGGTCATCTGTTTGATTGTAATATTATTACTAATATTCGATCCATCGATATCAAGATAAACAATTGGATTATCTATTGAGACAAACCCAATAAAGTTCTTGCCAACATAATTACTATCTATAATAGTAACCTGTAAAACTATTTTATATTGAATATTATCTTCTGACTCGTTAAATAAAGCCGTATTCGTTACTAGATTTAAAACGTCTTCTGACCGGGCACGGACAAGGACATTTCCGCTACCATTTAATAATATTAACCGACCGTCATCCAACTCTACATTATAACTGGCGAATTCAGTTGGTATTGTATATATAAGTTCTCCTGTAGCAGAAGCTGATTGTATAAACCCTTTGATACTAACCTCGATATCTCCTGTAAATTCAGTTCCAGTCTCATCTTCAAGATTTATATGTATATTTATTCCCTGCTTATTGTTCAATAACAAAGTGCCTGTTGATATTTCAGAGTTTATTAGTAAGAAGCTTTCCGACTTGCCGCTTTTAATTCCACCGTAGATATATAAATAAGTAGTCCCAGCAACGCTAGCAACCGAACAAGCCGCCCCATTAAGTCCATAGATTAAACCGTCTTGTTCGGTAGCATTAAACTCTGAAGAGGCGTAGTTTACAACATTAAAACTTCTTAAAAATTCGCTATCGATATTAGCTCCACCCATTATATATAGATTTTTCATATAATTACACGCCGCCGACTTATAATTAGGAAACGGCATATTCAACCAATATTTATCAGATAGTTCTACAGTTTCTGTAGAGATATTATAATTAAAACTATCTTTCATTATTACTTCAGTTCCACTTATATCTGATGCTCCACCTAAAACGTAAATAGTACTATCCTTTACAAAAGAATAAGGGGAGAATCTTAAATAAAACGACAACTCGCTGTCTATAGTATCAGAATACGACCAAGAATTTCCGGCTATATTATATTTAAGAATTCTATCATTATAAATATTAGTTCTACCATCAAAAGAGATGTCCCTTATGCCGCTTAATATATAAACATTTCCAGAAATGATTTCTGCGACACCATAAGCTATTCCATATTTAGCGTCAGATTCTACAATATCTATCTCGCTAATCGACGGCATATCTCTCAAAATTAACCAAGAGTCGTTAACTGTATCATATCTTTCTACTGATTGGCTTACCGACAAAGCATTACTCTCGACATCGTATACTAATCCACCAAATATATAAATATAATTTCCTAAAACAATGGACTCTGCGGCAAATTTTTTAATGGGAGACGGCTCTTTTGTCGTCCATGTCTCAGTAGTCGGATTATACTCTTCTACCGAATCTTCTATTATATTGCTATTTAGTCCACCAATAACATATATCTTATTATTAACTGTTTGCCCTACAAAAAAAGCTCTAGAAATGGTCATGTCATCCTTTGATTCCCAACCAGAACTTAAGCCGGTATCAATATCCATACGGTACGTTTCTTTTGAAAACATGTTTCCCTCATTACCTGCGGCAGTATCTTCGTCATCAAAAAAGAATTTAATTTTAAATACTTTGACAGTGTTTACTGCTTCGCCAAGATTATAAGGAAATATCACATACAACTCTGACTTAAACGTCTCATTTGCGGGTATTGGATTTAAGACAATAGAAGCATAACTTCTTATATCTTCTGAATAGTCAGGTATAATATGATTTATGCAGTAAACTAGATTGTCTTCAACATTTAGCACCGGATCTCCAAAGTTAACGGTCTGACAGAATATAGGAGTTCCGGCTTCTACTGGGTATCCTCCACAAGAAACATCTATAATAATCTCGTTTTTAGAAATTCCATCGACAACTAGATTATCAACAGTAGCTCCATTTACTCTTTTGTCTATTACTGTTATATGCAACGACTCGCGAGGAATAAGTATTGACGGGATAAGAGTATCACTGACACCTCCTCCACCCGTCAAGGATATAACTTTTCCGTCGAATACAGTTGTTAGTGATCCTGATATTGTAATCTCATTAAGATATTCTATAATATTATTATCTGGCATGCACCCGCATATTGGCTCAACGGTTTGAGTTCCAACCGAATATTGATTATAGTTCTTAATTTCTCCTTCTGCTACCGGCCCAGGATTTTTGTACCATTGAGCGGCCATGATAATCATGTCTTTCACGGTTATCGCCCCGTCACCGTCCAGATCCCCCTCTGCCAACGTAGCTCCGTTTGTTCCATAATATGATATGAGTGTCGCAAAATCCGCCGAGTCTACGCTTCCATCTCCAGTTAGATCTCCTGATGCTCCGGAAATTCCCAAAGACTCTCCGAACACTTTGTTAATCCTAAAATATACGTTAGTAAACAGTGCATCTTCCAAGGCAACATAAGCATGACCGAATGATGATGACGCGTTGCTTGTATCTAATTCGGCCCGGCCGGTATACGGATCTATTATTTCGACAACATCTCCCCATAAAATTTCGACTGCTGGATCGCTTGCAGAAATATAAACCAATTGCCCAGGCTCTAACTCGTATATGGTTTTGCCGAGAGTTAGCATACAACCCCTAAAGCAATCAGAATATTTTGTAGTAGAGCTAGAAGCATCATGAGATATCGTCATTTTAGCGTAGTCAATACCATCAGAAAATACCTCTTGTTTTAAGTCGTCAAATTCCATTAAAAAGTGAGAAGAGGCAGATGATTGTCCGGTATCTAGTAATGGTTTATAGACTAAAGTAGAAGAAACCGTCTCTGAAACACCATTATATATAACAGAAGCGGTTAAAACATTTCTCTCAAATACCGGCTGCGAATTGTCATTATAGCTTAATGGTTGTATCGCAAATAGCGGCCCAATAAAGACATTATCAGCAACACCATTCGTTATATAAGAATACACGCCATCTGATTTAGAAACAGAATCTCGCGAAAAGATTGGACGACTAGTAGAGTTATCATCTTTTGCTAGAGTCCATTTAACCAGAGTATTATCATCCGGATAAGAAACTAAATCTAAGTCGTCTGGATTATCTGGATCTACAATATATACATTGGCAAATTGTTCTAGAGTATTAATTCCATCAGATAATGGAACATTTGGAAGTAAATTTATTTTTAGGGTATTAGCGAACACAACAAAAAACTTTTTAATTATTTCAAGACTATTTACAGTTGCTTTAACATATATTAAAATCTTTTGCGGAGTTTCTGGGGGCAAAATATCTATATCGCAATATCTCATAGCCGCAGCAGCTTCAGGCTCTCCAGACGAGTCTAGGGGGTCTAAATCTCTTACTAAGGTCGGTAATACTCCAGAACTAGCCCGTATTATATCATTTCTTGTTGAAGCAATAGGCTCGATATTTGACGATAAATCTTTATCTGCGTTATATATAGCAACTTCTATTTTATTTGGTCCCAAATATCTATTTCCACCAGAAGAAAACGAATTATAAGAGAATAAAGATCTTACTGTAAAGACCTCTGACGAGTTAATATATGCTCCATCATAGGTTTTAATTTCTTTAGTAGCATTGTTTAAAGCTTCAACTTCTTTTTGAAAAACAAGATTAATAAATTTATTTTTTAGGTTAGATAATTGCAAAGAAAAAGGATTAGAAAACCTTATTAAAAGCGGAATGGTCGTATATTCAAAAATATTTTCAGTATACGCCCCATTAGCATCTATAGTACTATTAACGTCTTCTACATAAAATGTGGGAGTTATCGTTACATTTATCTTATCCAGGTTCCTTAGTAATTTTCCATTATCAGAAATAGATTTTATTCTCAAAGAAAATAACCCACTAGAATATCCAGACACAATATTAGACGTTACTATCCTAGATAACTCAGCATCGCTGACTGGAGTAAATGAAGTTTCCCCGTTAAAGATATCTTCAGCGTAATCGTCCGCTAAAACCTGTTGCACAGAAATATTTAATGATACCTTAATATCTTTATCCAGCACAGCTCCGAAATCGTTCACTATCTTAGAATAGATGACCATTTCCTCAGAGAATAGAGCATCAATAGTTCTATCTTTAATCGGATCATCCCACGATAAACTTATAGAATTGCTATCGAGTATTTCATAAGATAACCCTGTTACCATTTTTGTAGGGATGTCTTCATTGTTATTTCTAGAAGATGGTAAGCCAACAATGTTCTCTACAGGAGAGGTTCTTCTATACCTATCTATTGAGAATATAGAATAAAAATGTGTGATTTCATTAACCAATTCAGTATGCACATACTCTTCTAAAACACCTTCAAATATTTTTGTGCCAGTCTTCTTGCCGTCTTTTATGATAGGATAGGAATCATTAGAGTAATATATAGCACTTCGCCTGCTACCATCAAAAGAATTACCTGACCACTCTAAGTGTGTTTTGTTTTTTCCAGATGAAATTGACACACTATTTAAAGATAGCATTACATTATCAACACTTATATTCTGAAAAGCTTCAGCGGACATTCCAGGAATATAAACCGGAAGATTTGGCGACTCAAAGATGTTGCTATAGACACCATCGCTATTAACAGAGAATATTCTAAAATTGTAAGTACTATCTACAATAAAATCTTCTCTATACGAAAAATAAGTATCTCCGATGACTAGCGGTCTATTATATACAGATGTTCCATCTTGTTCATTAGAAGGTATTGTAAAATCATTTTTGATAATCTGAATAGCATTTATATTAGAAATATCGGGGATAGTAAAATCTAAAATAACAATTCTATCTCCATTATCAGTATCGGTAACGATAGATTCTGAGGCATAAGAACTAATATACGCTGGAGGTCTATACGCTTCGTGAACACTAATTTCCGTCATATACCCGTGAAAAAATGAAACATCATCACCGCCGATATATATATTCATATCAGTAAGAGCAGAAAAAACAGAAGATGTAATTACACTATCTGTCTGATCGATTTCTCCGTTTATATACATTGATAGGCTTCCGGTCGCACCTATAGAAACTGCAACATGAACCCACTCATCCGCCGCTATATTGCTAATCGAATCTGTAGTGGACCCATTTATATTAAACCTCAATTTATTATTATTTAAATATAAGCCCCAATCTATATCTATTCCATTAGTCCTTGTAATTATTGGAATATTCGCCCCAGAAGTATCAAAAGCGTGTACCCATCCCATAACTGCAAATGGACTGCTATATATTAACGAATTATACTCGTCGTCTGTTATTAGAAGATTGTCTACTCCATTAAATCTTAAACCAGATTCTCCAACTGGAACTTGATCTTTATTAAGCCAGTACGGGCTTGAACCTTCAATAGATAAGTCATTAAGAGTAGTAAAGTCGTAGGCAATATCTCCATCACCCTCGTCAAAATGCCAGACGGATAATACATTATCAACCACAACCGACGATCCCTTCAACACTCTATAACTAAAATTATTTATCGCCGGAGGAGCAGTAGAATCCTTTGGAAGTACCATCATTTGCGTAGGATCGCTAAAATTGCCATTTTCATCATAGGTATACACATTGTAATAATAAAGTGTTCCAGCGGTTAGAGAACTGTCTATTACTTTATTTGCAAGGCTGTCCAGAACTTCTTCTCCATCTGTCGGTCCGGTAGGAAAAGACCCAATTTTTCTAACGACTTTCACCCCATATATATTGTTAATTTGATCAGCATAGGCGTTATCCGTCTGTATAAAATTTACATTAAATAAGTCATTAATAGATAAAGCCCCAGTAAAAATAATTTTTACTCTTTGTCCCCCATATTTAACGATATTATATTCAACGTTACCAGGATAAGACTCGGAAATATTACTAATGAGACCTGTAATAATGTCAAATCTATTTTTATCGATATCGTTCCAAGACATACTTCCACTGTGATCTACGATGATATTTATCAATTTGTCTGTTAAGTCTAGAGAAATATCTTTTCCGCCAGATAAATTATTTACAAGTTTTGTCTCATTTAGATCAACACCTGTAAATGTATTCTCGCTAATTGTCTCGCTAACAGGCGGATTGGTTTCGATATAGTTTCCGTACGCGTCTAGCGGATCGAAATCACTAAAGACTTTGAAAGCAAATTTTTTATTATAATCTAATGTCCACATAATTTACTCGTTATATACCGATGGTTCGAGAGAGTACTCATCTGCGTCTACTCTCTCCCAAGTTATAAAGTTTTTATTATTAGATCCTGATACAGAAAAATATAGAGCATAAGAATCTAAGAAATCATTTGTTAAAGAAGAATCTATAAAATTCAAATCAAAATTATACCACCCATCCTGCCGCAACTCACTAATAGATGTTTTAAAATCATGGATATATAGCGGCGTAGTCGGCTCAGAAGATCCATCGACTTCATACACTCCTATATGTGCAGTTATAAAAGGAGATTCTGTTTGTGTTAAAGCTGAATTTCCCGCCGGGGCGGCGCTTGGATTAATAGCTATCTGATCAAGGACAATATCTTCCGTATATAATCTTATTCCTAGATCATAAATGTTTCCATTTGATAGAGATATTGATCCAAGGCTATGCCACTCCCAATCTAATCCTGCAAAAGTTATATTATATACGGATTTAAGGGCGGAATTAATATTAACTTCTATATTACAAGAGCCGATTCCTCCTGGATCTTTTAAGCGAACGTATAAATCATTATTTCCTGTATTTTTTATAGGATACTGGACTATACTAAAATCATCGGGGTCATCGGCTATCACGTAATTGATTATGCCATCAATATCGGAACCAACTGTTGTTATATTAAGATCCTCGCCAACTCCACATGTAATTTGAGCATTCGTCGCAACCCCTCCGTTAACCCCAACCGGAACCACTCCAGTAGAACTATCGCCCGCTGATAACCAAGTATAACTTCCAGGGGCTAATGACGCCCCAATATACCAACCGACAACTCTAATTTTTTGTCCAGATGTCCCGCTTATAACAGCGAGACCCGTAGATCCTGCTGCAACATTTATGGCGACATCAAAAATACCGTTTTGGGCATCAACTAAAGAATAATTAAGAATTCCATCTATATCGGTCCCAACAGATGTTATATTCAGATCTTCTCCAACCCCACATGTAATTTGAATATCTGTGGAGACAACTCCATTAATACCAATAGGAATTACCCCGGTTTTAACATCCGTACCAGATAGCCACGTATAACTTCCAGACGCTATAGATGCTCCTAAATGCCAACCTGAAACCTGTATTCTCTTTCCTGGGACTCCATCTAGAACTTTAGTAGTACCAGCAGAAACATTAATAATAGAATCTAAATCATTAACCGAGGATACTTCGTCTTCTAAGGTATAATTAATAACTCCATAGATACCAGAGCCAACGGTTGTTATATTTAAATCTTCACCAACGCCACACGCTATTTTCATATTCGGCGTACCGCCACTGAAAACTCCGATAGGAATAGTTCCAGTCTTAGGGTTTGCGGCAGATAATAGAGTATAACTACCAACCGCAACCGTTGATGCAAAATTCCACCCAGTAACTCTGATAATCTTACCGGGAACGCCAGTCACCACAGTTAAGCCAGTAGATCCAGCCGGTGCAGAAATAATAGCATCTAGAGTATCGTCTTGAGCGTCAATGACCCTATAATTAATTAAACCATCTATATCAGAAACGACCGCTGTTAAATTAAGGTCTTCTGAAGATCCACATGTTATTTGCTTTAATGTTGAGCTTCCACCATTTGCTCCGACAGGAATAATCCCAGTCTTGGGAGTTATATTTGAAACCCAAGTATAACTTCCGGCCGTATTAGCCCCCGCATACCATCCTACAATTTGTATTATTTTTCCAGCAATGGCATCTAATACTTTTGTGGTTCCAGCGGAAACATTAATAACGGCATCTAATATGTCATTAGTATCTACAGACGGGTCAATAATTTCATAATTAACTATTCCATCTATATCCGCCCCAACAGTTGTTATGTTGAGGTCATCCCCGGTGGCACAAGTAAATTGAACATCGGTATTGCCACCTCCATTTATTCCTACAGGAATTACTCCAGTTTTGGAAGTAACGCCCGATAGCCAGGTATAGCTCCCCGGAGCTAAAGATGCTGCGACATACCATCCCAAAACTCTAATTTTCTTTCCAGGAACGCCAGCAACAATGGTTGTCGTCCCAGCCGAAACATTAACTGAAGCATTTAAAGCATTTGTAGAAAATGAAGGATAGGCATCTGACGGATAAATTAGATATCCAGATCCGCTATATCCTGCTTCAACATCTGTATAAAAAATTCTTTTAGGGCTATCTGTTAAAACGGAGAAATTACCTGCATCTATAACCGTTTGAGAAGAAACATCGAAAAATGCTCTATTATTAAATAAACTTGTCAGTAGATAAGTAGAAGTTTTTGTCGGAATAAACTCCCCGTTTACTGAAAATATTTGAGCAGCCTTTGTTGCATTTATCATTATAATCCTATGCCTTTACTTATTCTTATCGGATCTATACTTCCTATCTTAACTGAATTATAGTTAAATGTCCATAAAATATCGTCTATAAATATCGCGAATTTAATAGCAGGGACCTCTAGATCTACTTCCGTGAAAGTCGCTCCGTCGTTAGTTGTGTACGATTTTCCCTCAGAAGAAAAAGCAATAAAATCATCATTATGAGCAAGAACAAAGTTTATTTTCAGGGCAGAAGATAAACTTATATCATTTAAAATATCGACAAGAGATAATTGAGCATCCCCAGTAGTGAAAGTAGAATTACTATATCTCAATCCGCTACTTGTCCCTATAGCAATTAGAGATAAGTATTTAGCGAAATTATTAACAAATACGTTGCCAAAATCTCCACCGGCAGACCAACTTAAAGTATTTATACTAAAATATATTTTATTATCGTTTATAATGTAATAAATATAATCAATAATAAACATATCAGATATGGAGGTATAATCACTACTAATTAAACTCCAATTTTCTAAATTATTATTTAATTTGTATAGCCCCGCCTCAGATGCTAATAAAATAATATCCCCATTCGCAAGTAAAGCTAAATTCTTATAACCCATATCCTTCATCGTCAATTGATTCCATGTTATCAAATCTTCTGACCAAAACACCTTATAGTCAGTTAAGATATATATCTTTCCATCATTAACTTGTATACTGATTATATTTTCTATATTATTATAAGAAAATAAATCTATTTTATCTATTTCGAGGGTAGATGGGTCTAGAGTCCATAATCCCTGAGAATAAGACCCTAATAAAACTGTGCTATTAAAATAGCCAACACATGTTATATACTGTATCGTTTCTACTTCGTCGCTAGTTAATTCCTCGATATAATCTACTGTAGAATTAAAAGTATCATATTCTGTTAGAAAAACTCTATCAGCCCCGACTAGACGGGATAGAGGGCGAGATCCATCGCTATTATTAATGTCGCCGATATTCTCTTGAACAAAAGAAATAGAACTAGCCAAATTGGACTGCTGTGTAAGAGCAAGCGATGCTGGAAGTCCAGAGTTTATATTCTCAAAAACAGAGTCTTCTAAATATCCGTGTCCATACTCGCCAAATGATATTAGGCTTGAGGAGATTGTGACGGTAGGGTTGTCATATTTACCTAACGAAGAATTAAAAACGAAAAGGCCATTACTGCCATCTATCATTTCAAAATTTATATTTGTCGCCAAAACCTCTGGCAAGCTCGGGACCAAGGTGAATCCCCCATAAAACTCTGAAGACTGGTTTTCTAAAACGCGTAAGAAACCGAAAATATAATAATTAGAACTATTTATTGTTATAGGACTATAAAACTTTACAGGAGCTATAAATTGTTTACATATTTGATCATAGTTATTCCAAATATCTCGGACAACCTTGTCTTTTAAAGGCGTATCTTCTAAACTCAAACTAGCAATATTGCTATTAAAATCTTGTATATATTCGTTTGCTCTAGTTACATTCGCTATATACTCTGTCATTGTCGGAAAACTAACATCTCCCCAGGCCGATGTTACCTCTGATAGCATTATAGCGTCAATGACAGATGTTAATTCTCCATTAACTTTAATATTTATTGAGGCATCGTACTTTTCGTTTATCCATCCGCCATTCAGAGATTTAAATATTTTATATTGATTAGCAACACTGACAGTAGAAACATCGGAGACTCTATCGATAAAATAAACCGTATTATTGGGTAAGTCTAAAAAGACATTTATTGACATCTTTTGATTATTAACAAAAATAGTAGGAGCGAAAAACCCTTCCGATCCAGTTTCGTCATAGATGGCCCTATTAGAATTCTCGCTAGAGGCCATAAATAATTTACCATCAGTTCCAGAGAATATAGCATTGTTGATTATATTTAAAGATGTAATATCATAATTTGATCCGTTTCCGTTAATCCCGACTAGTTTATTACTGAATGTTAAGATATCGTCAGTATATATATCTTCATCTGGTGTAGAGAAGAGTACACCAGCATTAGATAGTATAACAAGACGATCTACTCCATCATAGTTAAAAATTGCTATTTTATTGACGTAATCTGCATTTATATATGCAGATAGTTCGAACTCAACGCTAGATGTTTGAGTTCTATATATCCCACAATTGGAAACGGCAAAGATATAAGACGATTCTTCTATAAAATCATAAATTGGGCATTGAGCCAAAGTACTATCGATACTGGTCCAGCTTATGGCGTCTATAGAGGAGAATAATCCCAAATCTGTTGATAATATAAATTCGCTGGATGCAGAATTAAAATATATTCCGTAGCAATTAGAAACGGCAGGAGAAACATAACTAATATTACTAGCAGATATAGTATCTATATCTAAACGATATATGCCACTATCGGTGGTCAAATATATGTTTATTCCATCATCACATGCCCCCCGAACGGCGTTGGTATTCTCAAGCCCAGAAATTTTAGCCCACGATTGCCCATCAGTGGAATAATAAGCAGCATTATTACCTAGAGCTAAATAGCTAGACAGAGAGTTAGATTTGAATAATTTATGGACGACCCCATCTGGTGAATATATTAACGTCCAACTCGAACCGGTATCAGAACTTATAAATATACCTTTGCTGGTAGCTGCCAATAATTCGCTAGAATACGCCGTTGTATTAGTAATATCATAAAAAGTTAAACAGTTTCCAAAATTCTCGCCTGTCGTTTGAAAAGATGAGAAATTATATCCATCTTGCGTTATAAGAGGTATCTGCAATGGAATTAAAGACTCGTCTTTTCTATTGTCATGGGCTATGACTGGTAGCTGCTGTCTCAGGAGCTTGCCAGAATCGACCAGGGCAGCATATAATTCGTTTTGTAGCCGGTTCTCCTTAAAAACGCCAGATGTCTCCTGTAGGCCGATACACTCTAGAGTTACATCTTGGCTATTAGTCTCAGACTCAAAAACTATTTTTTTATTAGTCGGGCTTACTTCATAGAAGATGTTCGTGGCTACACTATCAACATAGGCCACAAACGATGTTCCTGAGAAGTCTTGAGTAGTCGTATAGGTTTTATTATCAGATGTTGTCCAATCAGATAATATAACATTTTCTATTAAATCTACTCTTTTATCAGAATAAGTATTTAATAGATGATGTTGTTTAGATAGAGCCTCCGACATAAAAGATTGTACTACGTCTGCTACATCTTTTATGTTTGTTGACAAATCCGTTATATCTAAAACCCCATCCTCGCAGGAAATTTTAGCTAATAAAATAGAATTATCCGGAGTCTCTGTAGAAGTACTTATTGTTATCTCTGCTTCATTTTTATATTTTCTAACCATATAAAAATATGTATATCCGTCAACGAGTAGGGAATCGGTATCTAAATACTCGAATACACCATAGCCAACACTTCCTATTTTTTCCCATGAATATTTATTATTGATAGATCTGTATATTTCCCACCCATCAAATGTATCAAGAGCGGCATCCCACGATATTAATGTATTAAAATCTCCTATCTGATCTACTGTTAAAGCTGAAACCTCATCAAACCCATTGTCGTGTGGGGTTGCCATAATAAGTTCATAAGTTATAAACCCATCATCGACGGGATTTAGAGACTCATTCTCATATATATCAACTGTAGTTATAAAATATATATATTTTATATCATTTATTACTGTATGATCAACATACGAACTATTAGATTTGTCAATAGTATCTATTAAAGAAAAATCGCTAGAGCTATATGCGGAAGAGTTTTTATATATTGCTCTCCAAACTTTAAAATATTTAGAAGTATTTGGGATAGCGTCTTGCCATCCCAGAAAGACCTCTCTATCGCCATTCAGAGCAAACTGTAATTTTGGAATATCTGGTTTAATGGTAGGCTCCACACCAGTCGAGTATGTCTCATTTATTTCTTGGCTATATTGATTAGATACAGAGTCATAACATTTTATATATAACTTATATTCAGAATAGAAATCCAAAGGATTATCTATGATATAGGGCGTATCTGTTCCTATATTTTCATCTGTTGTTATATTCGCAACAATTAAAGTACTTAAATCTGTTTTTGTTACTGTAATTATATTATACGAAAAGGCATTTATACTATTTTTCCAGGTAAATAACAAATCTTTATCATTTTTAAGTGTAATATTTATATTAGATGGTGATGCAGGAGAAATATAACGACTTGTTGTTATATCTTTTATTATGCCTGCATTTATATTTCCAAACTCATCAACAGCCTTAACCTGTATTATATAATATTTATCCGGCAAAATTTTTCTATACGCCCCATTAGATATGTAATTTTCTATATCTACAGAAAAAGAGCTAGAGGTCATATTATTAAAAACTTCTATCGGATCTGAGACGAAATTAGAGTTTTCTACGACATACACCATAAATTTAGTCGCCACAGGGAAATACGCAGAAATATTCCAAGACCACGACACTCTAAGATTAATGCCAGTAGGATTGTCAGAGCTTTGAGAATCTATAATTCCCAGATTATAAATCTCATTTGGCCCAGGATTAAGGATAAGGGAGGTAGTGATATACGATCCAGACGAAGCCACACCATTATCGCTTATAGTGTATAGGTATACTTTATATATCCTGCCGACAATCAGTTCGCTTATTATTATATTATTATCCGCTGTTGTAAGACTATCAACAAAATTTTCTGAAGACTGTTCCTCATCAAGATAATATATATTTATAAGATAATGGCTAATATTATTATTTTTAGGAGCAGTCCATGCTAGTTGGATAAAACTATCTCCTACAAATTTTATGATATTCTCTGGGTTTTCAGGAGCAGTCAAGTTTAATAATGTCGTGGAGGTTATAACCGCCGATGGAACGCTATTATTCCCACTAAGATCGTAAGCGATTACCCTATAATAATATATAGTGTTTTCTTCCAAATCTTCGTCTGTATGGCTGTGGCCTGTTGTCGTGTCTAAATCGCTATATATAATTCCATCCGAGCTTCTTTGTATAATATATCCATCCATATCTTCTTCAGTATTAGTATTCCAAGACAAACTTATAGAATTATAGGTAGTGTCTGTTACTGCTAATCCAGTTGTAGCATCAGGAGCAATGGTGTCGCTTGCTGTTATACTTCCCAGAGAAAAACCGCTAAAAGGATAAGTGAAATCATCTTTTCTTGTCATATAAATATACGAAGGAAACTCTGATATTGTTGAAAGATCTATTGTCCCAAAAGTTCTAGTGTATTTTCTGTTTATAAGGCCAGATCCCTCAATGGCTCGAATGCCGGTTCCACTGCATGAGGCAACCGGATAGATAGATGGAGATCCAGATCCTTGATCGATAATAGTCCACCCATCGATAACCCCATCACCAATTAGATCGGATATAAATGCTAATTGGGTATCTATTATTCTAAAACGTCGCTGGTCGGCAAACGCAGAATAAGGCTCTCCATAAATGAATGCGGTTAAACCATAGTTTTTAGTTATTACTGACATATTTTATATCTTTATAAGTTGATGCGGACTTTACTGTTATTTACAAGACTAAATATTAGACCGAAATTTGATACTTGCGGCAAACTACTGTAAGGGTCAGGGTTGCTTGTTCCCTGGGACGTAAAAAATGTATATCCAGAAGCTTCTGAACCCCAAGAACTGCCATCCCAGGCGTCTAAAATAAGATAATATACTTGATCAGGAACAAATAGGCTTAGGTCTGGGTAGTAAGATACTGTCTCAGATTCGTCAGCGGTAAATAAATACCCCTCTGGCGGAATAGAGATATCTGTGCCTAAAATCCATCCCTCTTGATTAGTTCGGCTATCTGCCTCATAAAACTTATTTACGAAACCCGCGTCAGTATACCACCTAGCCCTGAAATGAAAATTAAGAGAACTCAAAGAATCATTAACAAAGATAAATTCTATAACATCTTCAAAATTAGTATCACTAGCTCCGATAGGCGAACTATATATAAATTTGATTCCAACGCGCAAATCTGTTCCAATATAATCTATATCAGAAAGAGTTTCCTCATCTATCACTTGATAATCACTAAAATCTACAGAGCCTGTTGTGTTTATCCCGAATGTCACGCTTGAACCTTCAGGGACGAATTTATTACTAGTTAATATAGTGTTTTTTATTTCCGAAGTAAGTTCTATATTCTGTGTAAAGAAATAGGTTGTTCCTCCACCAGAAGGTAGCCCAACAATCCTGTTGTCGGTGGTGTCGATAAAAGCTGTGCTATTTACGCTATCACTTAGACTATCAGGAGAAATGCCTGGCATTATTATAAACTCATTACTAAAAAACTGGTCTATATTATTATAGGTATTTTTGAGGAAAATAGTGCTTTGTAATAGATTTACAGATGTAACCTCTCCCATTAAATTCTTATAAACTATATTATTAGAGTCGTTAAAGTCTATGATAGCATCCGCCAAAGAATCTAATTCAGAGTGAGTCATTACTCCTTTTTCTGATAGGCTACTATGGGCAATAACAGGAGACCTATCTTGATCAAATCGACCAGTAGTTATCTTTAGGGCATCGAATCCCTCTATTCTGGCACTTGATAATTCATTTTTTGTCTCCGACAGAAGATCTACTTTTGGAGGTGTTCCCCTATGTTTGTGAGAATCTATTAAATCTGTAGCTATTTGCTCAAAACTTATATATTCTCTAACAGTATTGTCGATAGATACTATACCATTAGTAGATGTTGTTATCTGTGCTATTAGAATAGAAGACGGAGGGCGTGAGGTGTCTAGGACAAAAACAACAGATCTTGTTACAGCAGTTGCTCCCGTAAGAGTAGCATAAACATTAAAAGTTTGCGAAGCGGTGATATTTTCGATTAAATATGTTATAGTTGTTTGAGCAGATATGTAATTTATTATCCCCTGCCCAATAGTAATTCCTATAGATATTCCGCCAGCCTCTGTAAAACCATTATCAAAAACCTCCCAGCCCGCGACCATTCCGTTTTCAAAGACAGAATATAATCCATATAATTGATTGTCTATCGTTAGAAAACGGTCTATTTCTTTACTAACATTAATAGCATAGTCTAACCTATCATGAAAATCAAAGTATGCTAAATTATACCAGGGCGTTTGTCCTGCCATTGTAAGTCCTCTCTATTTACCCACTAACTATTGGAGAATTATAACTGCCAATAGTATAATCGGAATCTTCACGATTAGAATACCTTAAAAATTGCTGTGCTCCTAATGCCCTATAACCATTAATCGTTGTATTTTGGACATTGGCTATTTCATTATTTTTAGCCATATTGGCTGAGATCCTTCTTTCGACATAATCTCTCAATCTCTCTACAAAAACATCAAAATCTTCCATAGTTATTTTCCTTAATTATTAATATTGGTCTATTCTTCGCCAAAATCCTCTTCCGATCCATACCATTCGCCCTCAACCTATTGCCACCATAAATTCTTTTTCGGATCGAAGTTGTTTGAAACACTAGTTACGATGAGTTTCTGACCATTAACAGATACTACATCAAAACATCTCATTGGCAACCCATAACTTGAAAACTTATATACTGTTGGGGCGTTAAAAAATTTACTTTTATAGTGTGTCGCTAGCTTCTCTAGAGTATTTAATGATCCAAATATACCATCTTGTTGCATAAACATTTTTTTATAGCCCAAGAAACCAGGTGAATTTTTGTCATATAGTGACGGCCAATTAACATCGTCTAAGATGAATAGCTCCCTATCTGGTGTCGCTGTCATTAAGTGTATAATATTAAAGATATCAACAACAGATCTTTCTCTCGTTATTGCATCGAATACCATCTGTCCCTCACCGGTATTGAGCGTTGTATACTCCCATAGTGGCTCGACTTCTGACTCGTCTGCCGAGCCATATAAGAATTTATCATATGGCAAGTTTTCGAAATGGAACATTCCATATGAATCAAAAAACATTGTTTTTCCGGCTTTTTTACATATAGATTCAAGAGCCGACCAATAAGTAGTCCCATCTTGAAATTTAAAAAATGGATTCGTCAATCTGGCATATGAACTAGGAAGGACATATGCACTTGAAAAGCTTCCTCGACCATCGAGAGTTGTAGACTGAAAAAGTGGTCCATCATTAGCCGATTGTAAAGCACTAAGATATGCAGGGCCGTAGTCATTATCCTTTACTTTATCTTTAAAACCGAGCATCTTCAGTAATGTATAAGCCGCATTAATATCTCTCATACCATCAAAAAATGGAGAGTTGAAGATATACGATTCTTTTAATATCTGGCTATAATCAACTACTTGGCATGTTAGCGTTCTTTCTCCCGCTTTTTCTTCTAAAACTCCCCCATAGCATATTCCAGTAAATAATTTATAGCCCTTATTTATCTCTAATTGAGAGTAGTTGCATGTCACATAACCGCCCCAAATTTCGACATAAAAAGCTCTATTTCTTAAACTTTCTAATTGATCTACTATAGTGTTCTGAGTAGCCATACTTTTATTCATCAAAAATGTTAAAGTCGCAGCATGCGTCATAGAATGAAAATCTGATGAGCTGTAATTTTCGGTATATTTTAGTACTAAATCAGTAACGTCTATTGGATCGCTAATTCCCCAGGCTTCTGCCTCAGGGTCAGGTTCTGCGACTAATCTTATTTGCGAGATAACTGGCGTCTTGCAATTAGCCAATATCACTTGGCTCTGAGTTCCTTGATTCGCCGTATTATATGCATCGCTTAAAACGTCCTGTACAGCGTCTGGATTTGTAAATATATTATCAAAACCATTATCCTGCCCTATATAGTGAGACCCAGCCTGCAAAGACGCTCTCAAATCGAAGCTAAACATCTCGTTATTTTGGCGGTTTATTACAGAAAAAGCGTCAAGATCTATAACACAGTTTTGAGCAACCTTGTCAAGTCCAGGCTCGAAATTTATATATCCACTAGCAGTTTCTTTTAAATACTGTTTAGTAGTCGAGAAAAATGTTGTAGATAACTTTGTTTTTTCAGCAACGACTGTAGTGTCTGAGACTGTAAAAATAACCCCATTTCCGAAGTGAGTGTCTGAAGAATAAACAGCTTCCCGTTCCTCATTATCTATTATGCTGCCCTCAGAATCGGCAAGAGTACAATACGCCGTTTTGGTCCCCTTAAGAGGCAAAAAGAATTTATCGTTCTTAGATAAGTTGAGTTGAGCTTTTCCCATATAGGTTAACGGACTAAAACAAAAAGAAGACGAGATATTTCCCCCCCAGATAGACAATTTATGTCTTTTTGGCTCATTATAATCTATAATCCAAGGATCATCTGTGTTCCCATTGAAAGCTATGACCATCTTACCTAAATGATGACGGACTTGAATTGTCCACTTAGGCATATTTATTAAATCTGCTCCTTTTATTCCCTTATATGACCCCAGGTTTTCAGATGACTGCTCAACTCCACCGGTAGCCGCTAAAGAACCAATACTATTAAGCTTTACAGCGGTTGGATATGCCTTTTGAGTTATGACAATAAAAAGCCCATCACCAGGCCCATTTCTTTGTAATTCTATAATATAATATGCTTGTGTATTAAAATTAAAGAATTCCATAGTGTCTTCATCTTTTGTATAAATAACTTGCCCATCAATAACTTGTTCTGTGTATCCCACGATGGCGGCATTCGAAGGTTGACCAGTATAACTAGGATTTTGTTGTGGCCCTAAAGTCGCCCAATCTCCACCGGATTGTAATAAAGCTACATTGGCGTCTCTAAAAGCACTTGGATCTAAGACGTTTCCGCCCGTGGGACCAGGGCTGCTATCATATGAATAAACGGCATCCAATCCTACATAGTCAGTATCTATAAAAGGAATAGAATTGACATTGACCATATCCGTGGCAACTGCTATTTTTCTAAAAGAGATAAAAAAATCTTCGCCCTGATATAATAGAGCCTTTTTTTTGGCCCTCCAGTGTATTCCTTTAGATTCATCTACATTGGCAGAAGCCTGAGACAAATAATTTACGTTAGAATCGCTAAGCTCGTCTGTATTCGCTAATCTAGATTTGTTTTGAGATATATTATTAACAGGATCGTTATGTCTAATATACGTCCAGCACGCTCTTTTATGAACATCTTCTGGGAATGTTTGTAATTTTGCATCTATCGGCCCTTGATTACTGGTATCAAATACACTTTTTACAGCTTCAAAAGTTTGATCATATTTATAAGTTGGCTGTTGTTGTGTGGATGTTGGTTGCGGATAAGTAAGCTCTGTTCCTGCAACCTCCATAAAGTTAGATAAATAGCTATATCTCTCTTTTAAATATATCCCTGGTAGTCCTGGGACGGCGTTAAAATTGCGCCTATCATTTTCAGATAGACTTTTAAGCGTCTCATGATTTAGCACAATAGAATTATCGACTGTGAATTTGCGGTACATGGGGCAAAATCCATTAATAAGGCATTTTATAGCTACAGTTCCAGAATAGGCGTTAATCGCCCCGCCGGGAAAATTATTTTTATCAGAAGGTATGCTGGTAACATCATTTTGTACTTCTATCTGATTACTTTGTTGTGTAGGAATACTTGGTCCTGGAATAGTTCCCTCGGCCATTATTTCTCTCCCTGGGTAAACGGTCTATAGTAGGCAGGATGCAAAGTTACATATAATAATTCTTCTTCCCACGTCCAATAGAATATTTTTAAAAATCCTCGTTTCGTCGCATATCCATCTGGCTGAGCTTGGTCCATTACCGGTCGTTCGTCTTTGCCATTAAAATTAATATAAGAGAATCCATCTGGTGACTCTCCTGCGATAGACACAGGCGGGTTTACTAACGCCTCAAGCGGACTAGGAGCAAATGCTTTAGTTATTAATTGTCGTTGAAATTCTGAATCCAACTGGTTATCTGCATCTCTACCATTATACCCTTCTATAGCCTTAAGCCAATTTCCTTCAATACATCGTATAAATAATGCACCATCTCTACAATAAATAATACTAATACAGTCTACTAGTTCGTCATATATTCCCTGAATTCTAATATCTTTTTCCTCAATAACGCCCGCCGATGACATGTTAAAAAAGTTTACATATTTTATAGTGTCTACCCAGCTATACCCTCCGTCATAAGAACTTTTTACTCCTAAGAACTTATCATATATTTCTGATCCGGGTTCTACATCGTCTGTTAAATGTAAGTAAAAAAGCCTTAAAACTCCGTGAGAGTCTAATATCCCAGAAATGGAGCTTTTATTATTAAACCAATTATTTATTATAGTATTTGGATCGTGTCCAAATCTAATTCTTACCCGGTTGCCCTCGCTTGTCGGACTATATGCCCAAGTTGGAAGAAAAAGTAGCGTATCGAACTTTCCATCAAGAAGAGTTATCGGGGTCGATAGCATAGCTCTTCCTTTTGGTGTATAGTGCTCTATTCCCTCGTTTTTGGGGACTTCGGCGTAGGGAGAAACCCCTGTTGGTATTTTGTAAGCATCATTTTTGTCGAATAGTGACGGGTCTATATCCTTAACGCATAAAAATCCTTCTTGAAGAGATGTCCATCCAATGCTTAAAGTAAAGAATAATTTTAATAATCCAGTATTTTTATTATCATAAACAACCTGTGGATTTCTAGCTATTTCTCCAGGAGATAAAGCAAGAACATCTTTGAATTCATACCAAGTGACTCCGTCATCATAAGATACCGTGCATCCTATAGTTCCTGTTCCAACTTCCTCATTGATAGTCTCATAAAAGCAAAATAATCTACTTGTAGAGTCGTAGGCGATAGAATGTATATAGTTATAAGACATAGGCTGGTATTCAACGAATTTGGAGCACGGTATTACATTCGCGGTCATTTCAAAAGATAATCCAGATAAAAGAATATTTGGATCGTCATTTAATATAAAAACTCTTCCAATTTCACAATATCTAGAGTCAACAAAAGTATTTTTATTTGTAGGGTCACTACGATGAATTGTAGGTATTTTATTTATGCTGTTAACTCTGCAACAGCTTCCCATAGCAAATAGGGCTACAGTATCTGTTGACCCAGAAATAGCCCACAAAAAGTTAGCATCTCTCATAAAATCGAATGGAGGATCATAAATAGGAGTTATCCATACATTGTTCATCGCGTCATAATTAAAATTAAGAACTTTCTTTTCAAATAAACTGTCCTCTGTTTCGGCTCCGACATCCAACGCCCCTATTTCTGTTGTTATATGCCTACCAATGCTCCAGGCTAAATGTTCGTCATAAACTTGATCGCTTCTTAATTTAGGATCACAATCAACACACCCATCAGTAAAACCCTCTTCTACACAAGGATCAAACGCTTTTCGTTGCCATTCTTCATCTTCAACGTAAATATCATATAATTCTTGTTGCCTTTCTGTAGATAGGGCATATCCGTCTGCCCAAGATGGATAAACTTGGTCTAATAATCTATGGAAGGAAACGGCAAAATACTGGTTCTCTGATGCAGCAACAGCAGCATAATGCCTATATGGGTTTTCTGCAACAGAAACATGTAGAAAAATAGTTATCCCTGATGACCCAGACGATGACTCAGAAGAGGATGAACTGGAAAGGCCAAGCGAGCTAGACGAACTCTCGCTAGAGTCAAATATGCTAGAGCTAGAGCTAGAAATGCCGAAAGACGAACTAGAACTAGAAATTCCTATAGAGCTAGAACTGGATACTCCTACTGACGAACTAGAACTAGAAATTCCTACAGAGCTAGAACTTGATACTCCTACTGACGAACTAGAACTAGAAATTTCAGACCCACTAGAAGAACTAGATACTCCTACAGAACTAGAACTAGATACTCCTACAGAACTAGATGAGGACTCTCCCAAAGACGAGCTAGAAGACGATAGGCCCACAGAACTAGAACTGGAAGAGCTTTCTAGACATTCTGTGCAGTTTATATACGAATCTCCAATCGTATATGTATCTTCATCTCCATTTTTATGAACCTTATGGATAAAAGCACAGCAAATAGTATTAATCTTATATACTGCTCCCGGCCCCATACCTGGGGGGAACGGTGGGGAAGGTTCTATTACTAAAGCCCCAGCTCGCGGTTCGGCAGCTAACCAGGCATCCCATGTCTCAGTATCCCAAGACTCCCAACCGACAGGTAAGTATCCCCCCTCATAAAACTCGCATTGCAGGAAATAATAAACTAATTCGTCACCGCTTGAGGAACTAGAAACTACTAGTGAGCTAGAAGAACTAGAAACTCCTCTAGAACTAGAGCTAGATACTCCTACAGATGAGCTAGAGCTTTCTAGCCCTAACGAACTTGAACTTGAGACTTCTAGAGAACTTGAAGAAGAAGAGTGAATGCTCTCAAAACAATCGTCGCAAGACTCTTCCCAGCCAAGTGCGGTATACTCATCTACATCTTTTACTCTGTTAACGTAAGCAACAAATTGATAGCAATACTGGTATCCACCAGGAAACGTAACTCTTGCAACATCTAGAACGCCAGGGACAAAAGTTGAATCAAGTAATACGGCATGGTCTGCCGGTACGGACCCGCCAGTGAGCCATGTTTCCCATTCACTCGTTGTCCAAGTGAGATATCCAGCAGGCATATAGTCTGGAAAAGCTTGGCCTAGAGCAGATATATAACAAGAGCAACAAAGTGGAAGTAGCCTATCCCCACTAGAACTAGAACTGGAAGAACTTTCTAGACATCCTGTACAATTTATATACGAATCTCCAATTGTATATGTATCTTCATCACCATTTTTATGAACCTTATGGATAAAAGCACAACAAACGGTATCTATTTTGTATACGGCCCCTGGACCCATACCTGGAGGGAATGGGGGGTCTGGAGATATAACTAAGACTCCAGCTCGTGGTTCGGCAGCTAACCAAGCATCCCAGGTCGCAGTATCCCAGGACTCCCAACCGACAGGCAGATATCCATCCTCATAAAACTCGCATTGTAGGAAATAATAAACTAATTCATCCCCGCTAGACGAGCTAGAGACTTCTAATGAACTTGAACTGGAATTTCCTAATGACGAACTAGAGCTTTCTTGCCATAACGAACTTGAACTTGAGACTTCTAGCGAACTTGAACTTGATATCTCTAACGAGCTTGAAGAGCTTGAGACTATACTATCGAAACAATCGTCGCAAGTTTCTTCCCAACCAAGTGCCGTATACTCGTCTACAGGTTTTACTCGATGGACATGTTGAGTATACTCATAACAATACTGATATCCGCCAGGGAATGTCACTCTTGCAACATCTAAAACGCCAGGGATAAAAGCCGAATCAAGCAGTACGGCTTCGTCGGCTGGAACAGACCCACCCGTGAGCCACGTTTCCCATTCACTCGTTGTCCAAGTAAGATACCCAGCAGGCATATAGTCTGGAAAAGCCTGGCCAAGGGCTTGTATATAACAAGAACAACATAATAGAAATAGTCTATCTCCACTCGAACTAGAATTACCTAACGAACTAGATGAACTGGAATTGCCTAAAGAGCTAGAACTAGAAACTCCTAAAGAGCTAGAACTAGAAACTCCTAAAGAGCTAGAACAACTTGAGAAGCTATCAAAAAAAACACTAACAGATACAGTCCCAACCGCAGCATCTCTCGGAATCCCCCCGTCGCCTGGGTCCGGATCATAAGCCCCAGATGCTGTAGTATAGCTAGATGCTTTTATCCAAAAAGGGTCGGTTCCGGACCAAGGATCAGAAGAAGTACCAACGGTTATTGCGTATGCCCCAGCCCAAGTAGAATCATACCAAATGGTGTATCCGGTGGCAGAGCTATAAAAAGCCCAATACCCATTGATATCAGCAATTTGCGCATAATCTCCGTTAATAGACGGAGAAGTAGCACCTGTAATTGTCGCAATTAAAGCCATACAATATTTTCCAAATATACTAAAGAATCGGCTTTTTCAGCATCGTTCAACTAAGTATTCGCTAATCTTTCGCGGATTTAGCGTGCTGATTAAAAGCGTCACTTAATCTTTTGCCAATTGTATCGACAGCATCTTTGATATTTGTAAAAGAGAATGACCAGTTGAGATTCATTATATTAGCCTTATTCGCGGTAGGTGCAGATCTTCCAGTCGAAAAAGATCCAGAACCGGAAGCTCTAGCTCTCGCCTGAACATCGGCGGGCAAGATTTGACTACCTCCTGTCCCAGTTCCCATCGTTGGGCTTATCACTGCCGATCCTGTGGGGCCAGAGCCTGTAAAGCCCAAAGCTGCCCCTCCTTTAGATCTTGCAGCCGCATTTCTTTTTCTTATATTAGCAAGAGCCTCTTCTGGTGTAGACCCAAGGTCTCCGGTGTCCAGCCCGTAAGCGACTTCTGAAGTTCTTTTATTATCTATAGACACCGTTCCTCCAGCTTCAGCCCTAAGTCGTTCTGGAGTCATAAATCCTATATTCTTCTCGCCAGCGCGTTGTACAGCACCAGAAGAAGCTGAACGTAGCATATCCATTGCCGAAAGACCTTGTCTAAGATTTTCGTTGGAAGATATTGTCAGTTTAGTTATACGGCCTGAGCCAATTGTCATAGCTTGGATTGAGGAAACCCAACCGTCTCTTATGCTCTTTAGAGTATTGGCCTGCCCAAGCATTAAATTTTGGATATCCTTTTCAGCCTGTTTTCTTTTAAGTACATTTTGATCCTGCTCTCTTTGTTCCTTGTTCATCGAGTCTATTTGTTTGATTTCCTCTCTCTTCAATGCTATTTGTTCCTCTTGAGCAGCAGCAACGGCATATCTAGCGTCAACAGAAGCTCCTAGCCCGTTTACAAGGCTGTCCATCAGGGTAACTTCTATACTCGCCATCTCAGTCGAAACTTGAGCTAATTGTTGTTTAGTAGCATATTGGCTGATATGTGCTTCATTAGCTGCTTGAATTTTTTGCGTAACTGATAATTCTTTTGCTAATGCTTGATTAACGAGATCTTCCTTTTGAGCGATTTTGTTTTTATTCTTAGGCTCTTTTTCTATGATGTCCGCTAAATCTGTTTCCGCCTGGACTCGCTCGTTTGTCGCATCTAATTGAGATCGTTTAAATCTGTTAATTGTTTCTTCGTATGCAGCTTGCTCTTTTCCACTATCGATATCACCAGTTATTTGTTGTTGCGTAATTAATGCAGAGAGAGCCGAGCTTCTACTTCCGGCTTCTGCTGCCGTGTACTCCGCGATGCCCTTCATTGTATTTAATTGCTTTAATTGGGTATCTGCTTTTTTAACATCAAGTTGCATCATCTGTCCCCTAAGTTCCGCGATCTGAGTCTCTGCCGCAAGAGCTTCAGGAGAATTTTTTCTTTCTTCATCTGTCATCTTGTTTAGAAATGCCTGTTTTTTTGTTATCAATGTCGCTAGACTCGATCTTTCCTGATCGATCCCCAGTAGTTCTTTTTTAACATTCTCAGTAAACAGGGCTTGTTTTCCTTCAGAGAGTCCTGTCCTTAGAATACTTTGAGAGGTACTATCTACTAACCCTCCTAATGCTGTTCTTTTTGCGACCATAGACGAGGTAAGAACTTCTTGCTCTTTAATTATTGCTAAAGCGTTAGCCTCTTTTGTATCATCGCTAACTTTCTTGCGTCCTTCCGCTAGAGCTTTTTCCCTCGGAGTCGCGTCATTTGGATCTCTAATACCTTTTAATTTGGCCAGGTATTTATCTCTTCTGTCAAAAGCTGCGAAAGTAGCCGCACCAATCTTCCCAGCCTTTTCAAATTTCTTTCTATATTCTTCTTGTTGAGCTATTAATTTATCTAAGTTTGCGATATCCTTAGCTTGCCCACCGGCCCCTTGTGCCGGACCATACATCTTTTTACTTTCTGATATTTGTGCGTCTTGGAAACCTTCTCTATTTCGAGCCTTGGCAAGTTCTTCTCTAGCTTTATAGAGTCCATAGCCTGCGGTCCCTACAGATTTGACAGCTCCAACCGCAGCCCCGCCTACGGTCCCCGCAGGCCCAATTACTGAGCCCATAGCCGCATATTTCGCAACGTCGCCAGCCGCTCCTAGAGATCCAGATACTCCTTCGTTCCGTTTAGCCCATTTTGACTCAGAGGCAGCTCCGAGTCCAAAACCAGCAGCACCAAGTCCTAGACCTACGCCGAGCCCACGAGCCGCACCGGCCTTACCGCCACCCCAACTAAAAGGACTCATTCCACCGGCAGCTCCAGCGGCTCCGGCTGCTTGTCCGGCGGGAGTTTTATTAGTAACATATACATACATCGGGGTCCCGATATCCGAGCCCCTCTTCCCACCCATAATCCCAGAGAAAATACTCGATAGGCCACCTTTAAGGGAGGATATAGCTTTCGCGGCAGTAGTTACCCCAGCGAATAACGCCAATACTGGTGCTATTTTGCCTAAAAAGCTCGCGATACTTTTAATGCTCTTCTCATTCTCTTTGAGATATCCAGATAGATCTTTAACCCACGGTATAATCTGTTGCCCTATAACTATAGCGACATCTTGCCATAGTCTTTCCATATCTGCTAGAGCTTCTTGGTATTCCTTCGCCTGTTTATTATTCTGTCCATTGAGAGCTAGATAATCGGCAGCTCCCTTATACTGCGCCAATGATATTTTATTGGTTACAACAAGGAGTTGTAATTTGGTTTTAAGAAGCTCTTTGTCAGCCTCATCTACGTTTTCGATAGACTCTTGTAATCCAGGATAAGCATTAGCTATACTTGATAAATTTTGGGCCATTTCTTGCATAGCCGCAGAGTTCGCTCCAACAGCCTTGCGTATATTCTTAAATAATTTTTCCGCGCCAACCAACGTGACATAAGGGAAACCTTTCTCGTATAGAGAGAAAAGTTTAATAGTGTCCATTCGTGTAATATTTAGTTCTTTTGACAGGCTAGATAATGATTTTTCAACCTGTCCTATTTGATTTCCATACTTCGCAAATTGAACAGACAACTTTATTAGTTCTTTATTATAGCCAGCAAAAACATCTAAAGATTTTTGCATGCCAATCGATGCACCAGCAACCGCCGCTATTGATTTAGCTATACTTGTAAAATTGCCAGCAGCGCTTTTAAGATTTTTCCAACCAGCACTTACCTTGGCAGAAGCTTTCACAACCGAATCCAGGTCTTTGATCATGTTCTGGAATTGTTTATCAACTCCAGAAAAATCAGCTTCGCCTACGATACGAAGAGTGTGCTCATGAGTAATGGTTGTATTTTCTGCCATTTTGGGATTGACTCTTAAACTAAAAGGTTTATTCTATACATAAGAATTTATATAGCAAAATCCTTTAAATTAAAATCGTTACGATAAAACTTTTTCCAATTCTGCCACAACAAAATTAGCGACATCTGGATCTAATTTGTCGATGTTCTCTTTATTAACTTCATCAGGTAACGACCACTCCACTAATAATGTACAAAATCTTTCATATCTCATAAGCACGGGATTTACCTGAATTTCACCCTCATTGATAATTTTTAACGCAGCATCTAAGATTTTAACATTATCCGCATAAGATGCCCTTTTAAAAGACATTGTGTACTCTGTATCTGTCAAGGCGTCATCTGTTTTTGTTTTTTCCGATGAAATTATTTGTTTTCCCTCACTGTCAAAACTAACATAAAATTTAATTTCTAATAACTTTGTTTGATCTACGAATAAGCTCATATTTTCTCCTTATATTTTTACTTGTGATTGCTCCATGCTTCTACTTATGTTCGCAAACATAGAAAAAGCATCGAAATCTTTCATATTTAATGAACGGATATATTCTAATGTCCAACCCGTTTTTTCAACTAAAATGTATTCTTGTATTTCTTTTGGCAATGGTAAGAGTCCTTGACCTCTGCGAAGGTAAGATACCATTGCCTCTCCTAGTTTTTTCGGGCTTCAGGTCGTAAAGTGACCGCCTCATCATATTTTGATAATAGAGATAAAACAACATCACCAGGTAACATACTAATTGCCCCATCATTTACTGGAATAGCTACGTTCTGATCATCTATCAAATCCCATCTAATTAAACATTGCCGAATTCTTAAGTCTCTATATCTCCAAACGTTAATGTCTGGCATTTGTGTGGCTTCGTTGAAAAAGGCAGATTGCTCAGTGATTTTATTCTGCATTTCCCAATTTAAAACCTTCCAATACGTATTCAAACATTGTACATCTGTTTTCTTCTCCTTATCTTCTTTCGCTTCTTTTAGCTCTTTTTCTGCCTCTTCGTCTGGAATTACAATTATTTTAGTAAAACCGGCAGGCATTTTCTCTTCTTTATAATACAACTTCACATTGATTTCCTGAGGTGCTCCAAGTAGTGCCATGAAAAATCTCCTTATAAAAGATTGAATCCTCAATAGAATATCGAGAATATAGGTACAAAAACTTTAAATGATAAAATAATGATAAAATAAGGTGGGAAGCGGCCCGGGGAGAAAAGAAGGACTCTTTTCTCCCCTTTTAATTTTTTATATGTCTCTCAACCTAACTAGATATAATGAAATCAGTATTATTGTATTGTGTCCCGTAAGCGATACCAGGAAGGGAACGATATGCTACAGTTGTTTCCAATAATTCATTTGTAATTGCAATTTCTTCTATTTGATAAACGATACCAGGCAATTCGACCAAGAAGCTACCATTACAGCCGACACCGGCAGCTTGGGCTCCCTGACCTACAGTATAACCGAATTGTAATGTGTTTGGCTCGGTACAGCGAGTTTGATTATCAATTGCATATTGAGCTAACTGGGCATTTCTGCCCATAATCTGCAATGAGCCAGTTATATCTCTCTTTGTTGGAGCTACATCTTGCGGGAATAACTGTCCATTTAATGTATAGAAACGCTGTGAGTTATTATTAACAGACGCGCTAAATGTTCTAACCTCATTTGACTGCAAACCGACACCTGTGAATGAAACAATCGCATCGTTCCATGTAACAACTCTCGTATTTCTAAGAGCATAGAAATTGGCAACTTGCTGCTGTGTAGCAGTGATAAAACTATTACGAGCTCTACCTATGATACCTATATTGATAGTAACAACATCTGATTGAGCTACAGAGAATTCAAAAGTATCAACAATATTATTTGTGTATGAATAAGCTCCGCTATCCGCATATTTGATATTAATAGCCGTAACTGGGTTTAACGAACCATCATTTCCTCGTTGTAGGCAATATCTCCAAAGAGCTGCGGTAACAGTACTTCCGTCTTCATATACGGCAGGGAAAGATATAGATCCTCCGACCTCGATAGGCCCGAGACGGTATGTAGTTCTATCTATCTTTCCATCAACAACATTCTCGCTATCGACAGCTTGTGTCGCCTTAATATCGGCAGAAGTCGCGCGTACGCGTTGTGTTCCGCCGGTCATTTCAAACTCGACATATCCAATGAATCCTAATGCTTGACTAGCTAAATTTGGCATTATACTCTGCTCCCATAAATTCTTTTATTAAACAACATAAGTGTCGCTGATCTCATACCCTGCATCTGAACTCAAAGACTGCCATGTTGCATCTATTTCTAAGCCAGGATTCGCAGCAAAATACTCGTTAATGTCGTCATATGACCCTCTTACGATAACGTGAGCATTTAAAGCTCTAACGGCTCCAAGTAAGGAGTTTGGCGTTTCAAAAGCATTAGCTGACAACAAATATGAATCCCAATATGTACTTAGCAAGTCAACCTCAGGTTGTAGTTCATTAAGTAGGACAACGTGATAAACAGCATCAAATAGGTCGCCGTTAACCAATAAAACCCTATCTCTTGCAGCAGAATAGTAATCCGCTAAGATCTTATAATCAGCCGCTGCTATTAAATTTGCCATTTAAAATTCTCCCAAATATTTAATTCTAACTATTTAATCTATATAGATTTCTTAAGTAGTCAGTAAATTCCTTTTAAAAACTTTCGACTATTAAACTATTTTCTTTTTTAACAATATCGATGGCTTCCTCTATCTTTTTCAAGAAACTTTTTCTTTTTATCGTCTTAGCTACACTTGCAATAGTATTCTTCATTTTCAGGAACTCTCCTTCATTATGTTTTTTAATGTGAGAAATTTTTTTAATAATTTTTGACAAATGTTGTGGAGATACAATATAATATTCTTCTTCCAACGACCCTATATAGGTATTCCCATCAACGAAAAACCGATAATTCTCAGGCAATAGGTCTACTATCTCTTTTAATGCCCCGACAGGAGCAACCACAGGTATGCATCCAGAGGCCATAGACTCAATTAGAGAAATTGCAGTTGCAGATCTGACCGAAACATCAATAAAAATATCAGAGTTGTTGTACAAATTGTTTAATTCTTCTTCTGTAGCTCCATCATTTAAACCAACAAAATTCTCTGGGAATTTAACGATATCGTTAACATCATATCTATTCTTTAATAGATTAAGATCGTAATCTCCAGTATCATAGAGGTTTGTATGTAAATATAAATTAAAATCATTATTTAAGAATTGAGAACTGTTTAGTATTGAGCCGATTCCTGATGCTTGAGAATTTTTAGCGCAAGAAATTATATTTAATTTTTCATTATTCGGACTATTTTTATAGAAGAATATAGATTCGTCTATTCCTACATATGCAAAAGAATTCGCAACAGGGGATAACTCCGAAACCATTTTTTCAGATTTTTTAGTAGTATGGACTACATAATCTATATAATTAAAGATATCGTTATAAGTATCTTTGATTGGCCCGGCATTCAGAGTGAAAACGTGAATCCATTTAAATTTTGTAGGGTTGAGCGTTTTAATCGCAAAAACGGCGTCTATTTCAATATAATCGCCGAGGGATATTACTAATTCAGGTTTAACTTTCTGGAAAATCTCATAAAGCTGGGGAGAAGCTAACTGCGGATTTTGACTAATATAGGGAAGTAGTTGACAAATTCTTTTCCCGTTTTTTTCATAAAAATAATGCCCCTGATCATCAGCGGAAAACCATTTTAAATCATGATCCCAAACAGCAGAATAAAGTGTATGTTTTTTATAGAAATTAAATATAATATCTGAATGGAGTCTGCCTAATTTTGTTAATAAATAGGGACTTGCACTTATTGTTAGTATTCTCATATTGTCCTTTTAGCTAAGGCTAACGTCGATAGGAGCCTCTAAATGAAGCTCTTCCTCGCTCGCTGTCCAACTTATTTTAGCTCCTTTTAAAAGAGTCCCTTTAAAAATGGTTCCATATTGTATATTCTCAGGCCATGAGTTATATATAAGACGGCGAACGCTTATTAGCTTAGCACTGTCATCAACATCATAATCAAAACATACAGGGGTTACTAATTTTACCGTTGTGGGGTCAATAACTTCTTCAATTCTAAATTCTTCTGCTTTATAGGCGTCTTCTAAAATAGCCCGGCCCAAGCCACCGTTACCCGGATCAAAAATTGATGAATCTGCAACTTTTAAGAAGATATCTCCAGAAACGGCATCCGATGTTAAAGCAGATGTTTCATATGGTCCGACTAATGGCATAATATTTTGCTTTAATCCTCGTTGAATAATGTCTGTTACCCGAAGAAGGAATCTATAAGCATCCTCTTGTACGCCAGATTTTACATATATATTTAATTCCAATTTATAAGTTTCTCTAGTACTATCTAGTGTCATCCATTCAGAATCTCTAGATGTGGCGTGTATAGTTATTGCCGGGAACATTGGAATTGGATCTGGTTCTCCCAGATATATTCCCTGTATAAAATTACCATAAAAAGCTTTTGCTACAATCGCATTTTCTAATGTCGTCCAGTTATATGAGATAGCGGAAGTTAGTTGTATATGCGTTGTGTCTAATATCTCATCAATAATTAAATATGTTTCTGCTCCTTTACTTGTACTATAAATAGTTATCTCGTCGCCCTGCTTAAACCTTTTTGTATTGTTTACATTAAGGACCGCATCCCCAGGAACGGCGTCAGCTATCAACGGAGTAGTAGTCGCCGTCCACTGAGCAACAATTCTTCTAACACTATCTAAAATCTCTTCAGTTGCCATAAACAAAACCTTTACTCTTGTTCTTTAATATATCTCTTTCAACGCGTTCAATTTTTTCTTCGTCTTGTGCAGATATCTTATCGCCAGTTTTTCTTGCTTTTATATATTCAGCTTCGTCTATCGCTTCTTGTTTTGAATCACTAAATCGGGTTTCATCAATTGGAATATCAGTATTTGTTAATTCTCCGTCTTCAACTAGAGTTTCACCATCAATTGAGTCTAAAGACACAACAGATTCCATCATCTTTTTGATAAAATCCCCCAAACCGCTTTCTACCCTTACGCCATCAGTCATTTTTATACCTCATCTACGTTATTGTCGCTGATTTCTACATTTGGAAGTCCATATCTATCATCCAAATTAGAATTATAAAATCTATTTCCTATTCTTTTTTGAGCATGAAGTATTGTTCGCCCATTAAGGATATTATTAAGATCTCCCCTTGCCAGTTTACGAAGCATTTTTCCATATTCTGACTCATTCGGAGTTGATTCTGCCATAAAATATTTTTCATAAATATTTGCGGCAGCTTTTCTTGCAGAGACGAGGGGAATTGGATTTGGGTACGCAACTCTTATAATCCTTGTAACCACTGCGTCAAAATCATATTGAACTGGCAATTCTGTAGAGAAAATATTGCTATTTATATTATCAACAATTGTTTCTATTACATGTCTCTCTTCATGTTCCCCATCAGTTAAAATAATATTATCGCCAGGATAAAAAGGACATCTATTTGTTGTTATTACATAGTCATTATATTCATCTATATCTGAATATAGAACTGTCTCGAAATTAGAAAATTCGCATAATGGCGTGACATATAATTCACTTATAACAGAATCTATTTCGGAATCGGCCCACTGTATATATTGTTCGATAATATTCTCTGGAATAAGATTAGAATCTAATGTATTGCCGATCTTTAATAAATCAACAGTTGTCCCTATACTTTCTGGAGTACTGCTCGTTAAAGTCTGAGATATAATTTTCTCAATTAAAGTTGTATTTGAATATCCCACGTATTATTCTCCTAGTATTGCTGACAACTCGTCTTCTGTAGCTTTTGCTATTTTTTTCTGTGTTATAATTGCCTGCGTTAAACATCCTTTAACAACAGAATTTCTAGGATCAGAAGAAACTCTTATATCTTTAATCTTAAACGGCAATTTCAAACCTCTTACTACTTCTTCCACTTTTAACTGAAATCCTTTCGGCATACTTGTTCCCCCAGCGATGACGATATCTAATGGAGCATCAAATTCACTATCTACCTCAACAAATTTCTTAGAAAAATGCTTAAAAACGTTTTCTATCATAACTCCATAATAAATATTTAATGCGTATAAAATATCATCATCTTCTGGTAAATTGGTAAAATCCAGTTCTCTTTCCTTTTTAGAGGTTACTTGAGCAAGCGGTACTCCTAGCTGCTCTGACACTTTTTGGTCAATCCAATCTCCACTTTTTTTCATAGACATACCTAAAATTTGTAATCCTTTATATGCTAAAACGCAATTTATTTTTCCTGCTCCGAAACTTATCCCAAATCCGCTATATGGAGCTTCTTTTCCATCACTCTCTACTACGGTTGGACGTTCTGCTAAAATAACAGCAAGCCCCTCTTCAATAATTTTTACATTCCATCCCAATCTCTTAAACATTCCTGTTAATCTTGCCTTATGAAAAGCGCTATCAACAGAACCATCAATAGAAGGGGAAGAGATACACGCACAGACAACCGATTTAGAGTCTGTAGGGCTACCCAGAGAGAGTTTAATCATTTCAGAGAGGACTAGCATCTTGCTAGGTTCATCTTTGTTTAAAACGCCATCCTGTAACGGACGACGAAGATCCACCTTGCCAGGAAACAACTTTGCTACTCGTAGAGAGTCTTCTCCTAAAACAAAATATTTCCCATCACCCTTAAGATATTGCCAAGAATTTTGCTTTAATACATCTTCAATATCGTCAGTCTCTTCAATCTGGACAAACGCATTTCTTATTGTATTGAATTTTATCTCGTTTTGTTCTTTTTGCTCTGCTGTCTGAAAAAACATCGTTCCGACATCGCAAGACACTGCTCTGCTCTTATCACTCATAATTTACTCCAATAGTTAAAAGATTATATTGTATATATCGGAAGATATCCGAATAAATTAAATAAAAATCATAGATATGCTATAGCATCTGACTAAGCTCATCAATGTTGTCTGATAGCTTAGAGTCTTTAATTTCTTCTTCGCTTGTTAATTTCGAACCCAATATATCTTTAGACATTGTATTTAAAGACCGCGAGTGAATATCGACTAATTGACTTTGCTCGATATCCTCCTCGGCGGAAGAATGTCCTACACTTTGGTTATTTCGAACGAGTTTTTGCATCATCTCTAGCATTTCTGATATCTGAGCATTATTCGTGTTTTGAGATGAATTTATTTTTTTATCAATTTCTTTTTCTAACAAAATTTTAATATCTTTAAGTAGCCCGTCTTTATCAAAAGATTCTTTTATAAATATCTCTTTTTCTTTTTCTTTTATAATATTTTTAGAATCTTCTTGATGCAGTATTTTAATGGCCCCATGACGCTTTGCTCTTTGAAGATCTTTCGATTGTTCGGGCGGTATTTGAGTTTTTATTTTATGTAAGTCAATAGCTTGCCTAGCACTTAGAGTCAACCCTAAATCGCCAATAACTATCTCTTTTCTACTTGCGTTGGCTATTAAAAACATTTATTTCAATCTAATTCTGGGCAGCTTTTCTGGCCGCGCTTGAATAACTATTTTATTATCTTTTTTACATGATGGACAAACAAAGAAAATAGAACCATCATTAAAATTGATCTCCATAGTGGTCTTATCGTCTGAATGGGCCAAACAGTGCTGACATACGCAATATATTTTCATTATTATTTCATAATTAATCTAATTTTACTTAGATCATCTCTAATGACCTGTTGTATTGTTCTATCTACTTCTACTGGATTTTTTGATGCTCGTTTAATAATATCTCTTCTTATCTCTGTTAACTTAGAAATTTTTATTAGCATATTATTATATATCGCATTTGCTACCGGATATTTGTGCGAGGCTAATTTCTCCATAATTTCTTCAGGAATTGGCTTATAGCCAGCAATCATTTGAAGAATGTCTCTCGCCTCTAATGACACGCCGAAAAGAGCTTTAATTTTTCTATTTTCTCCTAATTTCGGGACAACGGGTTTTTCTCCTCGACCGAACTCACCCAACAATGAAGAGTGATACCCGATAAACATTAAGTAATTCTGTCTGGCTCTTTCGAAATCCGCTATAGCTTTTCTTTTTTGCTCACCTGTAACCGAAGGGCTTGCAAGCTGTTTATTTAGTTTATTTACTCCTTGGGCTACGGAGATTAAAGAATCTGCCGCCAAGTAGCTCCAAATAACCAACATACTCTCATCTAATTTTCTCGGCTGTTGACCCGGATTCTCAGATCGTTTAAAAAATTCATTTTCTAGCACATTTAAGGGAGATTGTCCAGAGGCTTTGGGTTTAGTCATTGTATTCGATTGCCTAGCCGTCATTTTTATAAAATTAGGATCAGATAAGAATGACTGGAAAGCCTCTGTCTTAAAAACAGGATTCATCTCACTTACTCTTTGTCGTATCAAAGACGCGCTCTGCGGATTATCAACATTTATATTCATCTCTTTGATTAGAGACTGTACTGCCATTTTCATTCTAAGAAGATTCATATAATTATTATAAAAACTTTGTTTTCCAACTATTCCACTAAATTGAGTGTCTATGTCAAATTCTCCAACCGTTCCATCAGCTAATTGCATTTTTACTCTACTCGGGGCCTTGTTCCAAACCACTTCTCCATCTTTATTATATACTCGATCTTTTGATGCCTGATATTTACCACTCTCATATTGGAACAGTTCTTTAGATTGTTGCTTAAATAATTCTAATTTAAGTCTAATTTTTTCTACCATTAAATAATCTTTAGGATCTGTAATACCGGCGGATAAGTTTTCCCAAACACTTTCCATAAAATCTTTCATCATTGTCGCACTAGTCCCGAAAGACGCTTGATTCTCTTTTAGGGAAAATTGTTTTGGCTTATCTCTATTAACTAAAGAACCCGGAGTCTCCTGCCCAAAATCGGAAACCTCTTGGATATTTCCACTATCATCCTCAGTCGCTGGAGCCTGTCTCTCTCTCAATTTGTCGCCAGACTTAGATCTCTCCCTCTCGCCCACTTCATAACGCGTGAGATACTGGGCTTCTTTATAGATCGGATCTAGCATGCGAGAATCCCGACTATTAATTAGTTTATTTAATTGGACAATTAGCGGTTTTGATAGATTGCTTTGTGCCAGCAATGCGGCTTTCGTAACGTCATATATAACCTTTTGCTCCGGCCTAATTTGTTGCCTATCTCTAAGTGTTTCTACGAAAGCCTTTTCCATCTCTATCCATTCAGGATATAACTCTACTGGGACTAGATTTGGAGCATCAGTAAAGAACTTAAGCCTAAAATCGGTAGTTTTATTTGGATCAACAGAATCGGAACGCGGGTCATACCTTTCTTTAATTGATAAGGCATTCATCAGATTCCTATAAAAAGCGCCGACAATTTCATCAGGGTGTACATCGATATGGTATCGAGCTTTTATATCTAAGGCCGTATATCTAAGATGTTTTTTGAAAAGTGGATTTTTAACCAGATTGTTTACGCCAAAAGTACTTAACATCTTGTCAGATTGCGGGGTAATCCTATATATATTTTGAATAGCCATTGATTTTCCGCCTATTTCATAAGAAATAGGGAACTGCGAAAAATCTTCTTCAGTAAGTTCTTCTACTGTCTCTGGCAAGATTATTGATCGGCCACGCTCTTCAGCACTAGCAGGGGTTTCTCCTTGCTCTTTATTTTCTTCTTCCTCTTGTATCTGGGGTGGTGTTTCCTCAAAATCTTCGTCTTCCGGTGTTTCTACCATCGTGTCTACTTTGCCTGGCTGAGTCATAACTGGTTCGTTTTTTAAAGCTTCGCCTTGCTTCTCTAACAATCCATCGATAATATCAACTAGCAGAAGCATAGCATCTCTCTTAGTTTTCTGCCCAGACTGTATCTCTGCATTTATGCGACTGATTATCGGATTTAATTGATCTACTCCATTTTGGAGCAACCCCTTTCCGATAGCATACTGGCTTATCTCTTGAATATCTTTATCAGTAATAAGAGAGAGATTGTCAGTTACCTGTTGTGCCGTTTTTTTTGCGGAGGTTTGCCCAGCCATTGCCCCCATCGCTGGTGACATCTTTTTTGCTTCTGTTTCTTGAGTTATGAGTAATCCTTCTATATAGTCTTTAATTTCTTTTTTAGCGTCTTTTTTCGCCTTGAGCCCCATATTAACTTCTTTATTGATAGAATCCATCACGGCGGCTAAAAAGTTAACGTACTGCCCTCCAAGACCCTGTTCTATCGCATCTTTCTCCATAGCCTCGATTTCAAAATGAGAAAAACCCAGAACATCTTCTGATCCAAGTTGAACTGGCGTCTCGGTTTCGAGATCATACTCGTGAAAATCTTCGAAATCATCTACTTCGGTATCCATGTAGGGAGCATCGGACTCCTCGATTTCTCTTTGAGCAATTTTTTTAAGTACATCGGACATCGAGTTCATATCAAAATAATTATTTTTATTTGCCACGTTCTTGGCTCCTAATTTAGTCACAAAAAGATTACTTAAGAATGAGTTCATCAAATCTAGAATAAATCCTTTTGATAATCTGTTATTTTTTATTGTACCTAGCTTCTATTTCTCTAATAATTTGATGCCTAACAATACTTTTTTCTGTCAATTGACAAATGCCAACATTTGCTAAATCTGAAAATCTAGAAATGGCATCTTGTAAACCATTCTCTTCAGGAATATCAGATTGATGTAAGTCGCCAGTTACAATGATTTTAGATTCATTTTGAAGGCGAGTTAAGAACATTCTCATCTGTTTAGGAATCGTATTTTGAAACTCATCCCCAATCACAATTGCGTTTTTAAAATTTATTCCTCTCTGGAACGCCAGCGGGATTGTCATAATACTTTTTTCTCTCAAAAGTTTATTCAAGTGGTCTTCTGTTATAACTTCCAGCATAAAACTTATTATAGGAAACATGTATGGAGCTAATTTCTCATCCGCATCTCCCGGCAAAAACCCTAATTTCTCGCCATAAGCTTCTACCGCAGGACGAGTTATTATAATTTTATCATATCTCCCTTTACTCCATTCACTTAAAGCCCACATAACCGCCAAAAAACTATTATGCGTAATAACACAATTGTTAGTTAAATATAAATTCTCTTTACTGTCCAAGCAAATACATTGAGCTAAAGTCTTTCTACTTTTTTCTATTTTTGAGATTACTCTTTTTACTTTATATTTTGTTCTTTCACGGGTTTTATCTTTTTTCCTTTGCAAATTAAACAACTCGCTAGGGTTATTATATCTAATAAAACATCTGTAAGCCTTTCGCCCTCTCTTTTTTTCTCCCTTGTAGGTATATGACGGGAACCTTTCTTTTATTACACAGAGCCCCCCTAGCGACTCAACAACGTCTTTAACATCAAAAGCCAATTGGTGAGAAGTAGTTGTAAAACCAATCTGACCGCCCCTTTCCACATAGCCATCAGAGTCAAATAATCCCCTTAAAATATTAACCCTGGCACTCCTGAGATTATATTTATAATTATTTGGAATAAATTTCTCATAAGAGTATTTTTTATATAAACCATATTTTTCCAACTTATCATTATAATAGTTCCTCTCCATACTTTTATTCTTTCTACAAATAGAATAACCAAATTTATGATTTAATTTGTGAATTTCATAATTTTCCTTAACGGTCATATACTGCAAAACCTCACTATCATTTGTATAAAATTGAGGAGCTGCACCTTTTAGCATTCCATCGCCAATTAAAAATCCTAATAAATATGGATCTATATCAACTTCCTGTTCGCTAAAATGAACCTCTTCTGGTTGCCTTATTGAGAACTTTTTATAACCAGCAGGAGACTTGTAATTGTCTATAATCCATTCTAAATCATAAACCTTTTCAGATTTCCACCACTTACAATTTATTTTCCATAAATGTTCTTTACAAGATTCAACACTATCTCCATCAGAAAATGTAATTTTATAAATTTGTTTTTCGCCTTGGGGATAAACGGCCAAAACCTTTGCTGAAGAACCGTCTGGTGTGCAAACATCATCCCCGACCTTTATTTCTCTCATTTCTTTTGGCCCGTAAGGGGTATAAACCAAAGAATCTAATGGTTGTGCTTTGCCCGTTCCTGGGGGTCCATATACAAATGTTATACAATTTTCACTAAATGATTTTAGAACCTCTTTTTGTTCATCTGTTTTTGCAGTGGGACTGCATTTGATATATCGTTTATTATTACAATTTGCATCAATACCGTTCCCATTGTTTTTAGACAAATTATATATTCTCCTATTTATGTTTTAAAAGCATGCGTGAATTATCAAGAGTCTCGACAGTAATACCCCCAAAAATATAAAAAGTGTGATAGCGATTGAAATCTTGAAATAAATCTTTTATAAAAGTCCATTTATTTTTGTCTATCGTATGGCTTTTGCCGCTAATGACTTTTGATCTTATTGACAATAAATCTATATTATAATTTTTCGTTAAGTCATCGAGTATTTTATCAAGAGTATTCCGCATAAATAGGTCTTCCCAGCCGCCAGACTGGTATAGTCCTTGCAAGAATTTTTGTTGGTCATTAGATAGACTATTGAATATGACATCTCTTTGTTCTTTATTTAGGTTCTTAACAAAATGCCAATACTCTGTAAAATCTTTAAAAACAATCTTTTCTGTTGACATTATTAACTCACTCCTTTGTCTGTGATTAAAGTTCCATGAGAAGCAAAAGCCGTGTCAACAACTCTTATTTCGCCATTAGATAAAATAAATGAGTTTTTTTTATCCAATGTATTACTTAACCATTTCCATACCATCAATTTCTGGATAAAAATCCCCTCTCCAGATAAAATTTCCATCTTTCTGGCCTTCGGCATTTGTTGAAGTAGAGGATGTTCTCCTTTAGTAATTAAATTACGCAAAAAAGGAGAAGGTATGAAGTATAACCTTACATTATCTTTCATAATAAGTGCTTTAATTTTGGGCAAGTTCTGCTGTATCGTAGGATCTGATGGTGATAACATTTTTAATTCTCTTTCCTTATTCTAACTATCTTTTTTATCGGAAAGGTCCGTCATACTCTTAATTATTTCTTGCCTTTTTCCTGACGGTAACTAGTTTCAGAATAGTTGGGATATCTTTTTCCGTAGATATTCTCTCGCCAGTCGGGCGAAGTAGAGTATCTTCTAGAATAATTTATAGAAGGTATATTGGAAACAATTCTGCCTAAAGGATCTACATCTTCTACGCCAGATTTTAACATTGGAAAAAGAATAGAAGTTGGTATTTCTTCATTCACTATCTTCGTTAATGTGTCTTGGCTCACCTCATTCAATTTAAAATATGTCTTCTTAGCATCGGAAAATTCATTTAATTCATAAGACCAGAAAACGCTCCAAGATAATCCTCCTAAGAACTCATTATTAACGACCATAGCCACAGAGTACTTTGCAAAAGTTTTAGATATAGAAACCCTTATGGAATAAGAATCCATATTATATCTCTTAACATCAAAAAGCTTAACATCGTTCGCTGTTTGATTATCAGCCTCGGCATCGCTTTCTTGTTTTAAGAAAGAACTTGTTTGTGATGACGCTTGTTTGTGCAACTGTGATTGTTTATACCAGTTTTTCATGTTATACTTGATTTCTCTATTTTTAGAAAAATCTCCTTTTTAATTTCTAAAAAAAGGATATTATTGTATTATTTTTAATGTGTTATGTGAGGAGTAGGCATGAATTGGTATCATCAAGAAATTTTATATAAAGAAGCTATAAACTGGGGAGATTTCGCCAAGGGAATTTCTCCATTCGTATTGTCTGGCCTTTTATTCTTAGGCATTTCGCAAAATGATATAAAAAATCAATCTCCTTCTCAAATAAAGCAAACAGTGATGAATAAGGCTCAAGAGAAAGGAATTGAAGAATCTCAAATAAGATCAATAATCGAAGAACTTGACCAAGCGATCCTCTCTCCTCAAAATACTCAACAACCAGAGGCACAACAAACTCAACCTAAAAAACAGACCTCATTTGCTCCTTTTATTCCAGCATTAACCCAAAGAGAAGGTTTTAGAACAAAAGTCTACGATGACGGGGCTGGGTATGCCACCATTGGCATAGGGCATATGATGGGAAAAATTCTAGCCAAAGATAAAAATGGAATACCAACAAAAATCATTCCAAACGAAAGATCTGTAAAAGTTTTTAATGAACTATTCGGGAATACCTTAGATTTTAATCTTGTAGCAACAGGGAAACAAGTCTTGACAAAGGAACAGGCTCAACGATTGGCTGAAGCTGTCGATGTCCCAGAACACTATGCAAGGGCTCGAAATCTGTTCCCAAATATAGATAATTATCCAGACTATGTTAAATACGCTCTACTCAATGGCGTTTTTAGAGGCGAGTTTAAAAAAGATTATCAAGTAACTAAGGCCATAAACGAAGGAAATTTTAAAGATGTAACGAGATTTTATCTAATGAGAAAAGATTATAGCCAAGCCCAAAAAAATGGAAGACTCCGTGGCATTATCGCCAGGATGGATGAAAATCAATATGCTTTCCTTAAATATGCGTTAGAGCTTGGACAAATTACACAGCAAGAGTATCAGCAAAAAATGAGATTGTTAGATTTGACAGATTTGACTTTTATGGAGTAGATCACATCTCTCCATAAAGTTTATGAAACTCATCCCTTGTTATCGGCTTCGAAGAGATATGTTTTAAATACTTAAAATATTTTTGCGGCACAAAAATTTGATCTCCCCATGCCCAAAACCCTAAATTCTTAGGCATCCCATTTTTATCCTCTTCCATATGCCCGAAAAACCACTCATTTATCTCGTCAGATGCCCATTTTGGAAATTCAAATCTATTTATATATAACATCTTGTAGGGTTGTCTTGATTTTATATATTCTGGTTTTTCTGCGATTTCTCGCATTTTATCTATTTTGCTCATTATGCTAATATACTCTGGATCATTCTCTATATTTCCTTGTCTAATACCCTTCTCATATTCGTCTTCTATTTTATCTTCTAATTTAAAAAGTTTTTTTCTGTTGATAGAAGTGTCATCTTCGGTCTTTTTGTTAAATACATAAAACGCCCAATCCTTAATCAAACTACTAAAAGTAGGAGAAAAATATAAGCCAGAAACTCCGCTAAAAGAAGATGTAGCAGAAGGCATAGAGATTTTGTCCGGAGAGATATGCCACAGGGGAATTAAGACTTTTCTATTGCTGCCATAGTCTTTCCAATGTTTTTTGAGATTTTTATTATACCATCCCATAATATAATTAATTATATCATTATAAATAAAGTCCTTTTAAAACATAAATTAATCTTTTTCTATATTAATTTTGAGCATTTTTTCTTTACATAATTTTTTGGCTTTTTTCCAACCATATCTTAATTCTAAAAATCTATAAAGAAGACATTTTTTTATATGTTTTTGACGCTTTTTAGTATCAGTTATAAGATAATAATCCCCAAAAATCGAATCTTCTTGTCCTCGATGGCGTTTAAGAGAATCAAAAAAGATATTACCTCCATCATCACAATATGATAAAAATAAATTTATTAAATTTCTATAATCTGTTCTTATCATTATAACCACAGAATTCTCGCTAAAATAGTTTTGTTTAATTGCTAAAATAGTTCCAAGCGGTTTGCCTTCAGCATCTGTTTCTTTTATATATATCCCCCCGCCTATATTATAAAAAATCATATATTCATGAAATATTTTTATATTGTTTTCAACGACAGATTTAATAATATCCGTAGATGATCGACAATCCAAATTAGTTCTATATCTTATATAAACATATTGGTGCTCTAAGCATGTTGGATGTTTCGCGTCTAGACTAGGTATAGAATCGCAATTATATTTTTCTTTACAGTTCATGCATTGATTAAAAAAATGACAACTTGGCTTTTCCATATTATCTTCCTTATTATTTTTCCATACTATATTCTCGGCAAAAAAATAATAGTTAAATATACTTTGTGAAAGGGTTTTCTTTAAAATTACAATAAAATATATAAAAGGATAAAATATATGAATTGGTATAAAACTTCAAGCGAAAAGAAATTAATCGTGATGCGCGGGATTTCCGGAAGCGGAAAAAGTACGTTAGCTCAGGAATTAGGTCAAGGAGGCGTTGTGCTGTCCACAGACGACTTTTTTACTACTCCAGAGGGAGAATACCAATTTAATGTACGAAAGCTCGGAGAAGCCCATAAATGGAACCAAAATAGAGCAGAACAAGCGATGATAAAAGGAATCTCTCCCATTGTAATTGATAATACTAATGTGAAAGTATACGAGAGCCGTTTTTACGTCATGGCTGCACAAAAACATGGTTATAATGTAGAAATAGCCGAACCTAACTGGAGCCCAGAATTAAGAACTCCAGAAGGTAAATGGAATATAGATTTTATTAATGAACTACAAAAAAGACGTAATATAAATAACAAAACTAAAGTCATTCCACAAGATGTTGTTAAAAGAATGGTAGATCAATATGACTATGATATAACAGTCGATGATATTCTAAAATCAAAAGCCCCCTGGGAAAAATAAAATGGCGTGGTATTCCTTAAACAAACTATTTTAATTTTTTTATAGTTTAATCCCGTAAATTGCAGGAATACTTATCCAGCCATTTTCATGCCCTTTGTTATTCGATATGAGAAACCTTTTCCCTTTATTTTTTACGATTTTTATGGCTTTAATTAAATGTAAATAATAGCGTCCGCGAACTTTACATAAAACGATATCTCCTACCGCTAAATCATCAACAGTAGGAGATATTGTTACCTCTTCTTTGTTTTTTATTTTAGGAAACATAGAATTACCGTGAGCAGTAAAAGTAACATTTTTCCCTAATTTAAGTTGTTCCGTAACGTTTTTCATTTTTTCTCATTAAAATAATACCCCCAAAACCTAATAAAAACAAAGTACATGGCTCAGGAATGACTTCACCCCGACTACCATAAAAAGCAGGACTATTTCGATATAAAATACGATAGTCACTTGCTTTATCTTTATTTGCGATATTTTTGTCCATGTCTACATAAAAACCTAAAGTATAATATTCTGATTCACCATAAAAATTATAAGGAAAAATAAAAATATTCTCTTTTCGATAAGAGTGTTGCATCTTTAACTCTACCTTTAGATCTTTTAATACTTCATTATTATATAATTCAGTATCTCCCAAATTTGGCTGGTGAAAACGCCAATCATTAACATTTGCATAGCAAGTACTACATAAACACAATAATAAAATAAGTGCTATTTTTCTCATCTTCGAGTCTCCCATTCATGATTACAATTAGAACATTTTCTAAGATATGTTGGTTTTTTATTGGGGACATCTTTCATCATCAATCTGCCACCTTTAAAATTGGGCTCCCCACATTCGGGGCAAGAAGCCTTAGTTCTAGTAAAAATAGATCTTTCTAAAGCGGAAGATATATAGGCTATAAGATCATCTGTTTTTCTACTCATCATCTAATTCCTTTTTCCGACGAGGACTAATAACCTCGTCATAGTGATAACTGCTGCTGCGATTTCTACGTCTTTTAGATTTGCTAAATAATCCTATAATAAAATTAACAAAACTTTTGCCCCAACCTGATGCGGCCTCAGTACGCGATTTTATATCAAAACGCCAAAACCGGCCACACGATAAAAAAGATACCATTGATTTCCAAATGTCATTTTTTAAATCCATATCTATTATTCCATTGGCCGTCCAGGAGCATATCTCGATTCCCAGTCTATATCATCTACTTTAGTACCATAAGATTTTTCATCTTTTGTCATATCTTCAAAATCCATTCGTAGATCTTCTTGAGAAGGGACACCTTTCATATACTTTTTTAAGTCTTTTACATTATAAGGTGTTCCACGAGTTTCTGCCTCATCTAGCCAGGCTCCCATCATTATCCAATAGTTCCTAGCATCATGAAGATCCTTCTCTTTTTTTTCTAAATTAGTTCTGTGAGTCGCTCTCTTATATAATAAATGAACCCAATTCCCTAATTCTTGAAGAGAATAATCGGCCCAAGAACCAACTAAATAATCTTTAGAATGTTCTTCAATTTCTTTTGGCATCATCGGAGACATTTTTAAAATCCTTTCTTTGAAATGATTTCACAACCTTCTGTAGTCCAAATAACCCGCCCCTCAACAATCGCATTTAAAACGGGGCGAATCTGATCTGCCCCATGAAGCGTAATCCAAACATAAACACCATTACCTTGTAATTGTAATACCGTCGTAGGAGTCCATTTAATATCATACTTGCTGACCATCTTTGCGTCTGTTGGCTCTAGTATTGAATTAAAAGCATAAACTTTAGCAAATTTTATAGTCGGAAATTCTTTGCTAAGACTCTCTAAAATAGCAGATTGAGTATCACATGGAGGACACATGGGTTTTGTAAACATCACGACAGTCGCTCCACGAGAAGCAAAATCAGGCAATTGAGATGGTTGTATGGTTGGAATAGAAGTACAACCTACAATCAGAAACAGGAACATTAATAATACTAATTTTTTCATATAGTTTTCCTTTACTCGACCTCTATCGAAACGAAAAGAGGCTCGCCAACTTTAGGCAAATCTTCTTCCAAATAATTGTATAAAGCACAAAACTCTTTTGTTTTCCACCAATAATGCTTAAGCCAATGTCCAGTATCATCATTTTCTTGATCAATTCCTGGCTTGGAACCAACCCACAAATCTAAAAACTCTTCTGACTGCTTAACCGCTAAAGGAGTATCGGCTTTACGATTTTTATGTCTACATAGCCACCCCTCAACGACATGGCTATCTCTAACTAAATTAATTTTTTTGGCTTCCATTGTTTTTCCTTCATTGTCAATAAACCCTAAATCTAATAAAAGTTTATTTAAACTTTTAAAACCAACATGATATTTTGTCCCACTTCCCTCTTCTCCGGTTTCGATGTCAATTCCAGAGTCATTATTTTTATAAACATTGTCCCACAAATCTCGTGAAGGAGAATTTAATAAAATATATTCTAGAATGTCCAGTCCGCTAGGAAAGGCTTCTGAAAATCCCTCATGAGTTCTGCAAGGAGTCTCTATTTCCAAAGAATAAAAAATAAGGTGCTCATTATC